ATGTCCGACGGCGACCCCGCCACCGACCCACTGAGCGAAACCACCCTGGTGACCCAGTGCGGTCACGAGGTCCACCTCGAGGCGTACCAGGTAGAGGGAACCGGCTACGTGGTGATCACGCATGCCGACGGCACGACCGACGAGATCACCGCGGCCCAAGCCACGGACGTCATCGCGGCCCTGGGAGTCCAGGCGCATCGCATGGCGGCCGAGTACCGGTCCGCCACGGGCGAGCCGGAGGCGGTTACGCCCTTCCACTCGCCCCGCAGCGTCCTCGGAAAGTTCAAGGGGTGGCGCAACTCTGCCCCCGGTCACAGCAAGGCTGTAGCGGGCATGACGGCGGGCCTGGGCGTCGCGCTGGTCGCCGATTGGGTCCGCTTCGCCCTGGAGGCCGCGGCCTGACCGATCGAAAGCGATGCTGCCGGATCGGTTTTCGGTAGCGCGCGGTGGATTGCCCGTGACAGGCCATCTTCTGCGGCGTCGTTCGCACGCCTCCGGATGAATCAACCGTCTGACCGACGGGAATCGAGTGCTCTCCGATGGATCATCCGCAAAGCTTCGAGAATTTCCTCGATGATCAGGTCCACGTCAGCGCCGACGCCTGGCCTGCTCAGGAGATACTCGATCTTGCCCGAAAGTTCCCGTCGGACGTGTGTCACCGTCTTGCCCAGTTCGGGGATGGGTTGGAGTAAGCGGGGCCCGCCGGGAATCGGCGTGCCCTGCACCGCAAGTCGCGCGACGAGCTGGAAGGTCTCGTATGCACGCGAGAGCCTGGCGATCGGACCCGCATCGCTTCGGTGCGCACGGGAAAGCTGGTACCACCCTGCCTGCGCCAGGTCGGCGATCAGTTTGTGCGGGTCCTGACCGACCTGATCGGACGGTGATGCGGGCATCAGACCTTTACGGCTGACGTATTTGAAGGGCTGACGATGGCCGGGTTCCCACGGAATCGGCGCGCTTTGGCCAACCCACCCGCAGGCCAGGTGGGCAGCCGGGAGATCGGCCAATGTGAGCTCGACCTTGCCGGTGGCAGGCTCGCGTTGCCAGCTGGTGATGGCAAAAGCCCCGGTCACCACGTTGCTTTCGACGGCAAGCGCGATATCGCCGAATTGTTCGAGTTTCACATCCGAGCAGGTCCACCAGCGCGCGGTTCGGTCCCGCAACGACTGCGCCACGGCGTCGTCCTGGTGACCGGATGCGGTGCGAGTCGGGGTGACGTTGAACTCGATCACCAGCCGAGAATACGTCGAAGTTCAGATACGTATCAATAGATACGCGGACCAGTATCCACTGATATGTGCCGCCGCGGAGCGATGGCATGAGAAGCTATTCGCAAGTTTCGAAAGCTCGTTCTCATCGTTCGATGGTCCGTCATCCGAGGCAAACGGGCAAGGGAGGTGTGCACCGTGGGTGGGCGAGCGTTGGAAGAGAAAACCTTCATCCCCGCTGGTGATCCACAGGACTTGGCTCCAGTATTGAGCTTCCTCACGGCGCATGAGCAACGTTGGGGGACACAAGCGCAGCTGAGCTATGCCCTTGTCGGCATCGACGAGCACGACCGGATCGAGCTTCCGGAGGAAGTTCATCAGGCATTGAAGCAGGTCGTTGCCGCCTTGCTGGCGGGCAAGGCGGTAACTGTCGCGCCGCGAAGCATGACCTTGACCTCGCAGCAGGCCGCTGATCTGCTCGGGGTCAGCCGCCCAACGGTGATACGACTCATCGACAGAGGGGATCTGCCCGCCGAACGGGTCGGTAATCGCCATCGATTGCGGCTGGACGACGTCCTCGTCTACCGGGAAGCAAGACGTAACCGTCAGTACGAAGCACTGGCCGAGACCGCGGTGGACATCGATGCCGAGGACGATCCGGAAGAGATTCGGGAACAGTTGCGTCAAGCCCGCAGAATCATGGCCGAACGCCGAAAGACAGAGCGGCGGAACTGAAACAATCGGGACATGTTCGCCGTAGTGCTGGATACGTGCGTGCTCTGGCCGAGCCTGCAACGTGACTTCTTGTTGTCGCTGGCAGTCGAGGGCATGTACCGGCCGCTATGGTCGAGCGCGATCATCGGCGAGCTGGAATATCACGAGAGCGCCAAACTGGTTGCCTGGGGCGAGGATCCGGAGACAGCTCGAAAACGCTCGTGTCATCTGATCGACATGATGACCTTGAGATTCGATGACGCATGCGTAGAGAACTGGGAATCGCTGGAGGGTACATTCCGGCTGCCCGATCCGAACGATGAGCACGTCCTCGCCGCGGCGGTTGTCGGTGGCGCGGGGGCGATCGTCACCGACAACGTCTCTGATTTTCCCGAGCGTGAAGACCTCATCCCTTCGCGGATCAAGATTTTGACGGCAGCTCAGTTCGCTGCCGACACTGTCGCGGTCTCTCCGGAGACGGCGTTGCATGCGATCGAAACGATGATCGTCCGCTTCGAGCGACCGCCACTGACTGTCGAACAGGTGCTCGGGTTTCTGATCGATCGGTATGCAATGACCGAAGCGGTGGAGCTGATTCGTTCAGTCTGTTGAGTTTTGGAGCCTTCGCGTTGAATCGTGTTGTGCTACTGCTGCGCAGCCGCCAACTGCCCGGCCTCGGCGGCAATAACCTTGCGCCGCTGAGCGATCAGCCGTTTCGCCACGGCCTCCAGCACCGCCAGATCCGCTGATTCCAGCAGCTCCATCCCGGCTGGAGGAGCCCACCCCTTGGCGGGCGCCTTCACATCCAGACGTGCCGCAACGACTTTCGGATCGATCCCGAGCGCATCCGCCAGCTTCATGACCGTCGTCGCATCGGGAATGGACCGGTTGCCCTTACCGGTCAGCAGTCGATGCACAGTGCTCGGACCCAACCCGGCGGCCTCGGCGAGCCGGGCGAGGCTGGGCACCCCGGTGCGCGGGTGCAGGAATCCCGCCGCGGCCATTTCCGATGCCCACGGCTCGGGCGCGATTTCTCCGCGTGACATGACCGGGCGTCCTCCCTGATTGCGCTGATGTGCCGACCACTGTAGCGCACAGAGTTCATGGGATTTGGGACGGTAGGACGCTTCACACGCTGATCTTTAGCTCGAGCTGCCTTCCGCTACTGGACAGTTACGTCCCATATGTCCTATAGTACGTGGAACATGAGCGCTTCGGCATCAGGTGAACCACCTGATGAGCCCCGATCCTCATCGCCGATGAAGCGTCCCCCGGCCGCCCGCCGAACCATGGACGCGATTCGGGCAGCTACGCCCCCGAACCAGTCGACGAAGGACCCCGTGACATCCCATACCTCCCAGCCCATCAACGGCTGCGCCGTCCCGCTGGGCCGATTCCGCGCCGGTTCACCCGAATGGCACACCGCCCGCACCACCGGCCTGGGCGGCAGCGAGATCGCCGCGGTCCTGGGCCTGAGCCCCTGGGAGTCCTACTGGTCGCTGTGGCACCGCAAACAGAATCTGCTGCCCCCGGTCCGCGAAAACCTCTACATGCGCATGGGCTCGCTGTTCGAGCCGGTCATCTACGACCACTACGAACGCGAACTCCTCCCACCCGACCACACCATGACCACCGGCTGGACCTACCGCCACATCGACCGCCCCTGGATGATCGCAAACCCCGACGGCCTGATCTGGAATCCCGACGGCGACCTCGTCGACGGCATCGAAATCAAATGCGCCGCACGCGATCATCAATGGGGACCCGAGGGCACCGACGCCATCCCCATCTACTACAAGACCCAGATCTGCTGGTACTGCATCGTTCTCGGCCTCGACGGCATGAATCTGCGCGTCGTCTTCGGCGTCGGCGACTGGCGCACCTACCGCTACGAACCCACTGCCGAAGACATCGACACTCTCATCACCGCGGGCGCAGACTTCATGGCCGCCCTCGCCGCCCGGCAGCCCCCCAACCTCGACAGCCACCTCATGACCTACGAGGCCGTGCGCACCCTGCATCCCGAAATCGATGGCAGCACGATCCAGATATCCGCCGATCTGGCCGACCGCTGGTGGACCGCCCAAGCCGAATTCGCTACGGCCGAAAGGCAACTCCAGCACGTCCGCAACGAACTCGCCGACACCATGGGCGACGCCTGGCGCGCGCAATGCGGCGACCAAACCCTCGCCTGGCGCCAACGCCCCCGCGGCAACGGCGTCCCATTCCTCAAATCCGCACCCAACCCGCACCACGGCTCGATCACCGAAGCCCTCCCGAAAGGATGACCGTGCAGCTCACCGACTCTCTGCCACCGAGAACCGCCACGGGCGGTCGCCCGCACGCCTACGCCGCCGAAGCCGCGACCCTGCGCACCAACCCGTACAAGTGGGGCCGCATCCTCACCGCGGGCAACCCGGCCGTCGCCGCGTCGCAAGCCAACAACATCCGCCGCGGCAAACTGCGCTCCTTCGAACCGGCCGGAGCCTTCGAGGCCGCCGCCCGCGGCTGCGATGTCTGGGCCCGCTATCTGCCCACCCCGGAAGCCGATGCCGCGTGAGCTCGATCGCCAACGCCGCCAACGCCTCCGAGCTGACCCCCGCGTCCATCGTCAACAGGTACCGCGACGACATCGCCGCGGTTCTGCCCCCGAAACTGCAGGCCCGCATCGACCGCTGGCTGCGCCTGGCCATCGGCGCGGTCAACAGCAATGCCGATCTGGTCGACCGCGTCCGCGCCGACCAGGGCGCGTCGATGATGCAGACGCTCATGAAATGCGCGGCCCTGGGCCACGAACCCGGTTCGGGCCTGTTCCACCTGGTCCCCAAGGGTCCGCGGATCGAGGGCTGGGAGGATTACAAGGGCGTGCTGCAGCGCATCGACCGCTCCGGCGTCTATGCCCGCGTGGTGGTCGAGGTCGTGCACGCCAACGACGACTACGCCTACGACCCCAACCTCGACGATCGCCCGCAGCACAAGCGCGCTGCCGCCGATCGCGGCGAACCGGTGTCGGCCTACGCGTACGCGGTCTATCCCAACGGGGCGGTCACCGCGGTCGCCGAGGCCACCCCCGAACTGATCGCCGCCTCCAAAGCCAAGGCCCGCGGCGCGGACAACGCCTCCTCGCCCTGGCGCGCACCCGGTGCGCCGATGCACCGCAAGGTCGCCATCCGGCAGCTGGAGAAGTTCGTCGCCACCTCCGCCGAGGACATGCGCGAGGTCGCGGTCCGCAATGCCGCGCCCGACGTCGAGGACGCACCCGCCGACTACTACCAGGAACCGTGATGGAACAGATCTCCTACACCGCCGAACAGGCCGCCGCCCGCACCGGCCTCAAACCGCGCCGCATCTACGACGCCATGACCAACTGCGAACTGGCCTACCTGCAGGTCGGTCGCAACAAGGTGATCCTGCACGACGAGCTGATGCGCTGGTTGAAATCCCATCAGCCCGGCAGGCCCACGGCCGCTTGATCTTTCGCCTCGCACCCTCGACCGGCAGCGCCGACCACACCGCCGCCGGTCCCACCTTCGACCTCGATATGGATTCGCCCGCAATGTATGTCGACCTCCTACCCGCCGACACGGCCCGTAATCACATCCAATTCCTATGTGACAACGGCAGCAACCAATCCCGCATAGCCCGCGCCGCCCGCATAGCCCGACCCACGGTGGTCGCGATCCACCGCGGCCGCAATCAGCGCATCACCCGCGATATCCACGAACGCATCCTGCGCGTGCGCCCCGGCGACGACGGCATCCCCGCCGGACATGTCGACGTGCTCGGCTCGCTGCGCCGGGCGCGTGCGTTGATCGCCGACGGCCATCCGATCACCGAGATCGCGGCCCGGGCCCGGCTGACCGTCGAAGCGGTAGCGGCAATCGCGGAAGGGCAGGTCGGCGACGTTCCCGAGGAGGTCGCGCGGCGGCTCGCGCGTGCTTTCTCGAGCTTGCAGATGATTCCCGGCACGTGTGAACAGACTCGCCGCTATGGTGCCGCGCGGCGCTGGCATCTGTCCTGGGAGTGGGACGAGGATGATCTGGATCGCCGCCGCGCCCGGCCGTGCGCGCCGAGTACCAGTCGCCGCCACGAGATGGACGCGGCCGGGCCTCTCGAGGTCGCGGCGTGACCCTCGTGCACATTCCCGACAACTTCCCGGACGGCCCGGGCTTCAGCGAACTCGAACGTGGGCACCAGTATTCACTGCTGCTCGGCTGGTTGTACTGTGCCCGCTACGACACCACCATCGTGCCGTCGGGCATCTGGGCGTCGTTCACCTCCGAGGTCACCTCGGGTGTACTGGAGCGCGCCGGGCTGATCGAAATACGGTCCACCCCAGCGGGAATCGTCTGTCACGGCGGTGGAAAGCCGAAACGACCCCATCGCGCAGTAGCACCCCACGATTCGGCTCGATTCGAGGCGTGGTGGTCGGTCTGGCCGCGCAAGCAAGCCAAACGCGCCGCGCAGCAGGCATTCGCCAAGGCGCTCACCAAGATCGGCTTCGACGACCTGATGGCGGCCACCCACCGCTTCGCCGACGACCCGAACCGCGAAGACCGCTACACACCCCACCCCGCGACCTGGCTCAACGGCGAACGCTGGCTCGACGCCCCCCAACCCGCCGACCCGCGCAGCACCAATGCCACCGCCCGGGTGAGCGCGACCGTCGAACTCGGCCGCAGACTGGCAGCCGCACAACAACTTCCCGCCCTGCGAGGACCGCGATGAATCCTCGTCACATCGAGGCGGCCACCACCGCCTACGCGGCCGCCGAAGCCCTCGACCCGCAGATGCCCGCCGCCGACCTGATCCGCCTGCAGGCGTGGGCGGACCTGTTCGTCGACGACAATATCGGCCCGGCCGAGGCCCTGGCGGCGGTCAAGGACTTCTACCGCCAGCCCCAACGCTTCCCGATCAAACCCGGCGACATCATTGCCCGCGTGCGCCGCATGCCCGTCACCAGCAGCCCCGAACGCATCCGCGCCTTCATCGACCGCTGGTCCGACCACCCGTACTCCGACGCGATCAGTCGCATCACCGGCATGACCTGGACGCCGCCCTACCCGCCGCCCGCCGATATCGACCGCGACGACCCCGACGCGCTGCGCGCATACCACCGCGCCGCCTACAAGACCTGGATCGCGACCCATCGCGCCGAACTCGAACAGCGCGCCCTGGCCCACGGCGAACAACTGGAACTGACCGCATGACAACCGCTTACGAGCGAGTCGTCGACGCCTTCCGCGCCCACGGACTGATCGTGATCGAGCGCGGCACCCACACCGCCTCCGCGCAGGCCCCCGGCCATTCCCCGGCCGATCGCTCGGTGTCGATCCGCGGCATCGAGGGCCAGGTCCTCATCCACAGCCACAGCGACGACACCGCCACCGTCCTCGACGCCGTCGGGCTGACCATGCCCGACCTGTTCGACAGCCCCCAGGGAGCTACTTACAGCTACGACGACGGCCGCATCGTGCGCCGCACGCCCGCCAAGAAGTTCAGCCAGACGGGAAACACTCAGGGCCGCAGCCTGTTCCGCGCCTCTCGTCTGGCGGACGTGGATACGGTGTTTCTGGTCGAGGGGGAGAAGGACGTCCTGGCGATCGAATCGCTCGGCGGCACCGCCACCTGCAACGCCATGGGTGCGGGCAAACTTCATCTGTTCGACTTGACCCCGCTGCACGGTAAGAAGGTCGTCATCGTCCGCGATATGGACGAGATCGGCGAATCCCATGCTCGCCAGGCACTTTCACTGCTGGAGGGGCGCGCCGAGGTCACCCTGGTACGCCCGGCCGTCGGAAAGGACGCCGCCGACCACATCGTCAACGGCTATGGCCTGCAGGACTTCCCACCCGTCACACCACCCATGCCCGAGGGTCCACGCCGCCTGTCCGACGCGGTGGCCGACTGGTGGACCTGGCTGGACGCCCCGCCCTCCCAGGTCCGGATCTTCCCGACGCCATGGGTGCGACTGAACGAGGTCATCGGCGGCGGCCAACACCCCAAACGCGTCTACATCGTCGCAGGCCGCCCCGGCGGCGGCAAAACCATCGGCCTGCTCAACCTCGCCCACCACATGGCCGAAAACGGCCACCGCGCACTGGTGTTCAGCCTGGAAATGCCCGAACTGGAAATGGTCTCCCGCGTCATGTCCGCCGGAGCCGAAGCCAACTACGGCCGCATCACCCGCCGCGAACTCGATCAATGGGACCGCCGCAAACTCGAACTGTTCCACCGGGGCGGCCGCATCGACAACACCGACCTGTGGCTGATGGACCACTCCACCCTCACTATCGAGGACATACGCGCCATCGCCCGCCAAATGAAAGCCTCGACCGGCCTGGACGGCGTATTCATCGACTACATCGGCCTCATCACCGCCACAAAAGGCCACCGAGACCGCCGAGAATCCCTGGGCCACATCATGAAAGAGGCCGTCAAAATGAGTAAGGAACTCGACCTGGCCGTCACGATCGCCTCCCAACTCAACCGCGGCCCCGACCAATCCAACCGCCCCCCAATCCTTTCCGACCTCCGCGAAACCGGCGACATCGAACAGGACTGCGACGTAGCCCTGCTCCTACACCACCCCCAGATGGACGGCATCCCCACCGGCGAAGTCGAAATCATCGTCGCCAAAAACCGCACCGGCCCCCGCGACACCACAATCACGCTGCCCTGGCGCCCCAACTACGCCAAGATCGGAGCCTGACCCATGCCCACCAAACCCGAACTCGAAATCTGGGGCAACGAACACCTCATAGTCATCACCACCGACACCCGCTCCTGCGTCTTCACCATCGCCCACGGCCCCGAAATCCGCACCACCCAACCGGTCATCGGCGACTCCGACGGCGAATTCGAACTGGTCTTCCGCATCTCGCGCCACTCGATCCACGACCGCGCTCAGGCGTCGGAAATCCTCACGCCAGCAGCTTGATCCGCCGCATGGTGGGTACCCGGCCCGGGCACCCACCGCCGGAGACTAAGCGTCGATCATGCATTTCAAGAACTGATCACCGAACTTATACCTGTCGCCCTCACTGCTGTCCTGACTCTTCTCGATACATGGACCCCGGCGCGGTGCGAGCATGTCCTGCTCCGCTTCACTGAATTGACTATCGGAGCCGAACATCTTCTCCTTCATGCACTTCCCGAATGAGTCCATGAACTGCTTGACTTCATCTCGCGGGATCCCCGCAACAACCTTCAAACACTCACTCACCTCCGGCTTCAGTTTCCCAGCCAGCTCCTTCTGCTCCGCACTGAGAGGCGCCGCCCCAGCGGGCCCGGCAAGCAACACAACAGCCAGCGCCGCGACCCCGAACGAGACAACCGAAACCTTCCGACCCAACATCCCCTACCCCTTTCCCGATACCTGACACGGACGGCCCTCGTCACAGCACACCGCGGCCACAACAAGCACCGACAATCCATTCGCCACAACAGCCCAACCCGGATGGGTAACAAGCGAAACCATCACCCAGGCGTAGCGTCCCCGAGCACACCCAACCAGCCAGGAGCCCAACCCATGGCAGCCCGCCACCTCATCGACGCCCACGTCCTCCTAACCCGCAACAACCACCTACTCCTCTCCCAAAGAGGCGGCCAAGACGAATTCACCACCCGCTGGCACCTCCCCTCCGGAAAACTCGACCCCGCAGAACCCCTAACCCAAGCCGCAGCCCGAGAGGCCTACGAAGAGGTCGGCCTGACCATCAACCCCTCCGACCTCCAAGCCATCCACATAACCCACATAACCGGTTCCGGCCACGAACCCCGACTGGGCATCTTCTTCCACGCCACCCATTGGCAAGGCAACCCCACCAACAAAGAACCAGACAAATGCCCTGCCCTCCAATGGGTCTCGTTCGACGAACTGCACACGATGGACATCATCGAATACGCAGCCACAGGTATCCGAGCATTTCTATCCGGGGCCACCGCATCGTTCAGCGAATACGGCTGGCCCACCTAGGTTTCTCGACGACATTCAACTCGCGTTCGGGTTATACCGCTTGACGACACTCAGATCGTCGTCACGGCGGATGATCACCGAGCCGTCCAACCGTCGCACCCCGTGCTCGCCAGGGCCTGGGACCGGCTCGTCCCAGTAGGTCGACAGTCGCCGGACAAGATCGTCCACCCTGCGTCTCGTTGTAATTTTTGGATATTGTTGTGCTGCAGTAGATTTGTCTGTTCACCTCACGGCACGTAGCACATTCCACCGACGATTCGGAACGTTGTCGGCGGCAGGTCTCCGCCGAGCCGGTCTTGAATGGTCACCACGCCTGGCGGCAGGATCTCGAAGTCGTCAAGCAGCGCGACGATTTCATCGTCAGATCGCAGGCGGAATGCAGCTGTGCTGCAGGCGGTGTCGCGAATCACACTCTCGACGAAGTCGCGATCACTGTCGGAGGAACCATGTGTGACGGCAAGGACGCTGTTCGGGGCCAGCGCTTTTCGAAACCGGCCGAGGATCTCACCCGGGCACTCGCCGTCCATGATGTGGTGCAGAACGCCGACACACATCACTGCAACCGGTTGGTCGAAGTCGACAACCTTCTCGTCGCGCAACTGGTCGATCAGCAGCGGATCCCGCAGGTCGCCCAACACCGACCGCACTGCCGGATCCTCAGGAATCATCGCGTTCGCGTGGGCGAACACCATCGGGTCGTAGTCGACCGACAACACACGAGCGCCCAACGGGTCACACTTCTGCGCAACTTCGTGAACCGCCGGTGATATCGGAATACCCGCACCCAAGTCGATGAACTGCCATATGCCCTCATCCAGCGCATCCTCGACACAACGGATCAGGAATTGACGGCTGAACCACGCCAACATGCGGGTATCAGGAGCGATCGCCAACATCCGTTGTGCCACAAGCTGATCCGCCGCATAGTTGTCTTTTCCGCCGAGTAGGTAGTCGTAGATCCGGGCCGCGTTAGGAACGTGTGGATCAAACCCGCGGTCAAAAACCGTTGCTGTCGCAGGATCAGGCTGTGTGTGAATCCGCTTGGCGGTGAGGCAGTCTCGGTCGAGACAACTGGAGCCTTCACGCCACTCAAGCCCCATGGCTTCGGGATCGCTGCAGCGTCGGTTCACCGTCGCATTCAAGGGCAGCTCGGGGCACCTGCGTGACAGTGCGACAATCACCGAGGTTGTGGGCTGTTCTCGACTGTTATGCCGCCCTGCCGGTCCAGGCTTGCCCATCCGAATGGGTAATCTGAGTGCGTTGGCGTTGTCTCCGGACAAGAGAGGCCACTCACTGTGGAAGTCTCCGCGACCCCACCCAATACGAATCCCGCACGACCGCAGAGTCCGGTCAGTCCACAAGCGCGCGGTAGGGCAATCGCAGCCGTGGGCGGCAAGCTCTGGACCCAGCTCGGCTCAGTGGCTTTGGCAGCGACGGAGCTAATGGCGCGGTACCCGGATGTGCCGAGGCTGCCGGCGCACCGCTACGCCGCAGGCCTATCTCGAGACGGTGCCGCTGAGCGCTATAACGAGGTCACTGGTCATCAGACGAGCCTCGGCGGGACCACGATCAACGCATGGGAATCCTGGGCGCGAGGTCGAGGCCAAGGCTCACCACCGTCGTTGTCCAGCCTGCTGATCCTGTGCGCCGCCTATGGCCGCGGCCCCTGGGCGTCGCTGATGAACCAATCTCGCCCGCCGCGCTGATCGCCGAAGCCTACGAACGGCTTCCGATCGAAGACCAGCTGTCCCTCAAAAAATTCGACACTGACACTGGCCCGGGACGAAGGATTTCATCCACACAGCCGCAGTTGCTCCCACGGAGCGAGCATCATGCGGCCGACCCGACAGGTCAGGAGGGCTGCGAGTTCACCCTCACCGTGCCGACTGTCGAGTACGGAAACCCGGAAATCTGCGTGTACACCCTGCCGAACCCGAACCCGAACCCGGGGCGATTGCTCGACCTGACGTGGAAGACTTTCGGGCTCGGCGTCGAACGGCTGTCGACGCAGATCAAGAACGTCGGCAAACGCCTAGATGTAGACATCTGTTTCGGCGTCAACGAAGCCGGGCTGGTGATGGCTACATTCCTTGCATCGGCCCGCTTCGGCCGATGTCCCATCGGATACCTGCGTTGCAACAAGATCCGAGATGGCATCGATCTCGACGAAGCCTCCTTCTTCCCCACCGCCAGAGCCGAACCCACCATCGTCATCTGCGATTTCGAAGTGAAACACGCCGATGTCATCGGTTACCTCGCCTGTCAGATCCGGGCGCGGTATCCCGGCGCGGAACTCTACTTCGCCGTTTTCGGGGCTATGACCAAGGACCGTGACCTCGCCGTCGACAGCTTCGACGATCTGACCGGCGCCGAGATTATGCGCGCCGCCAAGTTCGAGGCCGTATTCGTCGCCGCCACTATGAATCCGCCTGGAATCGAACCGCCGCTCGAGTTGCGCTAACCCGAAAGGGGCCCACCAAGTGAACAACCCCAGCGCGATCCCCGAACGCGCTCAGCACATCACCACCATGGTCCGCCAAGCCATGGACGAGATACGGCCTCGACTCGTCGAGGCCGCACTTGGCTATGCCGGTGAAGTCTGACGTCGTTTGTTGGTGAATGGTGGCGTCGTTCTGGGGTGTGGGGGTGGTGTCGTATCGGTGGAAATTGACGGCAGAGAATCGTTGTGTCACTGCGGGATCGGCGTGTCGGACCCTTGCAGCGTCAGGGGTGGTGCCCGTAATCGGAGCATCGAATGATCTCGAACGGTGAGGATGGCGGCATGATGACTTACTCGCGAGTCGCCGTTGTGGCGGATGTGCATGGTGTGCTCCCGGCGTTGGAAGCGGTGCTGGCGGAGCCGGATGTGGTGGGAGCGCAGCGGATTGTGGTGGCGGGTGACGTCGCTGCCGGACCGCAGCCGAGGGAAGTACTCGACCGGCTGGCGGTGCTGGGCGAGCGGGTAATCTTGTTGCGAGGCAATGCTGATCGGGAGTTGGTGGAGTATCGGCGCGGTGGCAGGAGCACGATTCCGGATCCGATCGGGGTCTGGGCTGCCGAGCGACTGCGCGAGGACCAGGTGGAGCGGCTGGCGGGGCTTCCGGAATCGGTGACGCTGGGTATCGAGGGCCTCGGTGAGGTTCTGTTCTGTCATGCAACCCCGCGCGATGACGAGGAGGTGGTGTTGGTCGACTCCCGTCTGCATCGCTGGGCGGAGGTATTGGCCGGGCTGCCGGACAGTGTCGAGACGGTGGTCTGTGGACATACCCACATGCCTTTCGCCCGCCTCGCGCACGGACGGTTCGTGGTGAATCCGGGCAGCGTGGGGATGCCGTATGGCCGGCCGGGCGCGCATTGGGCGCTGCTGGGGCCCGGTGTCCAGCTGCGCCGCACCGTGTTCGATCCGGCTGCGGCCAGCGCTGAAGTGGTGACGTCGTCGGGATATCCGGAGGCCGCGCAGTGGTGCGACTACTTCCTTCACGCGCGTGCGTCGGACGCTGAAGCACTGGACTCGTTCGGGCCGCGGGACGGTCGCGGAGAGCCGTAACTGGTCGGACGCGTGGTTGATCTATCGGCGAATGCCGACGGCACTCGAGAGCCGATGACCACGGTTGTATCGGTGAATTTCGGCGTCACCCAAGGCTATGAACGGTGTCATCCCTTGATCGCTCGGGTGCGGGCGAGCCGGTAGGAATCGGTGCCGGTTTCGATGATGTGCCCGCCGAAGGTGAGCCGGTCGACGATCGCGGCGCAGAGCCGCGGGTCGGTGAAGGTTTTCGTCCATCCGGAGAACGACTCGTTGGACGCGATCGCCACCGAGTTCTTCTCCTCCCGCTCGGTCAACACCTGGAACAGCAGCTCGGCGCCCCGACGGTCCAGCTCCATGTAGCCCAGTTCGTCGATGCAGAGGAGATCGACGCGGCCGTAGCGGGCGATGGTTTTGGTGAGCACCTTGTCGTCGGCGGCTTCGACCAGCTCGTTCACCAGCTTGGCGGCGAGGGTGTATTTCACCCGGAATCCGGCCATCGCCGCCTCGGTGCCCATTGCGATGAGCAGGTGGCTCTTGCCGGTGCCGGAGTCGCCGATCAGACACAGCGGCATACCTTTGCGGATCCACTCGCATTTGGCGAGGGTGTGGACAGTGGCCGGGTCGACGTTGGGGTTGGCGTCGAAATCGAAGGCGCGCAACGACTTGTCACGTGGAAATCCTGCGGCGCGGATGCGGCGTTCGGAGCGTCGGCGGGCGCGGTCGTCGCATTCGGCCAACAACAGCTCGGCCAGAAACGCCCGGTAGGTCATCTGCTCTTTGGTCGCGGTGTCGGCGATCTCGCCGAATTGGGTGCGGATCGTCGGCAACCGCAGCATGCGGCAGGCTTGATCAACCGCGGCGTCGGCGGCCTGTTCGGTCATGCCGTGGCGGCGGGGCGTGCTGGTCGTGGAAGTCATGAACTGGTGTTTCCTTCCGTGACGGGCGTGTGGCGAAGAAGTTGGTCGTAGACGGCCACCGATGGAAGCGGACGCCGATCGGGTGGCAACTGGGCCAGGCGACGTTCGGTCAGTGACGGCATCGGATCCGGTTCGTCCAACTCGACTACCGTCTCGGCTGCCGGGGTGACATCAGCGATTTTTCGGGCTTCCAGGGCGACCGCGTCCGAGGTCAGCGCGCCGGCCTTCAATGCCGCGGCAAGTCCGGCGACGACGTGGTCGTGTGGCATGTGCCGATGTAGCAGGAGCACCTCGATCAACGCTCGGGTGCCCTCGCGGGTGCCGTGTGCGGCGCGGGCCGCGCCCCACCACGCGTCGTGTACGGGTGTGAATTTGCCCGCCGCGCGGGCTTGTTCGAGTGCTGTCGCGCCGGGCAGTGCGCCGGGTTTGCGCAGCAGCCCTTCCAGGTAGTGGTCGAGCTCCAGTCGTGACAGCCCACGGCCGAGCAGACGTTCGTGGCGGGCGACCTCGGTGCGGCCGTCGTAGACGATCAAGTTGTTGGCGTGCAGTAACACCCGCAGCGGGCGGCCGATAAGTCGGACCGGAACCGAGTAGCGGTTGGTGCGCACGGTGATCTGCGCGTAACGGTCGACTCGCGGGGTGAACCAGCGGCCGGTCTCGAATTCCTCGACAGGTAGCGGTTTGAGCAGTGGCTTCTCGACCGCGAAGTGCTCACCGATGGTCCGAGGCCGGGCGCCGATTCGACGGGCATCGTCGGCGACGTCCCAGATGTCGATCATCGAGTTGAGCTCCTCGATCGATTCGATCTCCGGCACGGGGACAAGATGATTGCGCCGGAACCACCCGATCTGTCCCTCCACTCCGCCTTTCTCGTGTGCCCCGTCGATACCGGGCTGGCAGTAGAACGGCTCAAGGTTGTAGTGCGAGCGGAACGCGGTCCAGCGATCGGTTTCCTCACGCATCCGAGCGAAGCCCAGCACACGGGCGACCGCGGCGCGCAGATTGTCGTAGCGGACCTTGCCGAAGGGCACCCCACCGAGCACGGTGAACGCGTGCACGTGGCCTTCGAAGAACGCCTCCTGCCCACCGGAGAGGAAGCAGCGGTGAACGGCCTTGCCGGAGAACGACATCCGGAACGCGAACAGGTATACCTGCACTAGTTCGCCGCGCAGCCGCACCGTCACGTCACCGAAGTCGACCTCGGCCTCCTCACCAGGGCGATGGCTCTGCGGGATGAACACCTGCGCCGGACCACGACCGGCCTCGATCCGGATCTTCGGCTTGCGAACGGCGACGTAGTCTCGCAGTGTTTGATATGCGACGTCGGTCATGCCGTGTTCGTCGATCAGCCGCTGGTAGATGCGTTTGATCGTGTGCCGTTGTTTGCGCGGCGCGTCTAAATCTGCTCGCAGGATCTCATCGACTACTGGTTTGAACGGATCCAGCTTCGATCCCCGCCGCGGATACGGTTTGTGCTCGGCGGGCCATACCCCGTCTACCGCGGCCCGCACCGTCCGCCACCCCACCCCGTACTTGGCCTCGAGCTGGCGTCCCGACATTCCCGCACGCGCGTCTCGCCGGATGGCGGCATACAGCTCGACCTTCGACGCACGAGGTAACGACGACTCTCTTCCAGCGCGGCACCGCGAAGCACGAGAAGCCTTGCACTGCAAGCAAGATCACGCCATCACTTTTCACCGATACAACCACCACCCCCTACCAGGGTGCCGTCGCGATCCACCGATCGGCGCCGTCGTAGATCACCGATGTAGCCACCGCACTCACTGGTGACCGCGGCGAGAACGAAAACCGCCGCCACAGCGACAACTTCCTGTCCGGCTACGACCTCTGGATGCACCAGCGCTACAAAGAGCTCCTCAGCCGCCACATCCCGTCGTTCGTTTACGCCTCCGAGGAAGCCGATCCGGAGGTGATCGGCAACGACCCCGACCCAGACCTGTGTGTCATCGTGGACCCACTCGACACCAGCGAACTCGCCGTTCGCGGCCTCTACGGCTACACCCACGTGCTGGTCTACTCACGCCGACAAGCCCGACCCACCATCGCCGTGGTCGGCGACATTTTCCATCACCTACAGGTCTACGTCGCAGCCCAGGACCGAGACGGCAACGATCGCGCATTCCTACTCACGCGGGATGGCCACGAACACACCCTCGATCGCCCTTCCCAAGTTCAACTACCCGCAGCGCTCGTGACGAACTACCTCATGCGACCCGAACAACGATTCCAACCCCTTGCCGCTCAGCAGGACTTCCTCGCCGCCCTCAGCGCTGAATCGCCAGACGGCAAGGCCCGCGGCCGCATCGGCGTTGATTTCGGGTCCATCGGCCTCTGCCACGTCGCGGCTGGCCTGTCCGATGCGATGATCGAATTCGCCAAAGGCTTTGCGATCTGGGATCTCTCCCCGGGCCACTACATTCTGCATGCGGCAGGGGGCGTCGTAACCGATCTGCAAGGGGCGTCCATCGCGCTCGACTACAACCTCGACTCGTTGACCGATATCAAACAAGCCATGGATCAGCGGCGTCGGTTCATCGCAGCTGGAAACGTAAATCTCGCTGGGCAGATTCGAAAATCGTTGCGGCAGTGAAGAAGACGCGACTACGAACGCCCCTGCGCCCTTCGGATTCAGGGCAGCCACCGAACCTGCTTTGTCCGCGACCCCGCCGCTGCGTCTTCGGTTCCTCCCACCCGCTTAGCTGTCTATACATCCCATAGGCTATGAACTGTGAGGTATTTTCGGAGCAGCCAACCGAAAGGACCACCACCGTGGCCACAGGAGACACCCTCCTAACCCTCACCGGCAACCTAACCGCCGACCCTGAACTACGCTTCACAGCCCAAGGTCAAGCCGTAGCCAATTTCACCGTCGCTTCCACCCCCCGCTCGTTCAACAAGACCACCAGCCAGTGGGAAGACGGCGAAGCCCTGTTCCTGCGCTGCACCGTCTGGCGCGACCAAGCCGAGAACATCGCCGAATCCCTGACCCGCGGAACCCGAGTCATCGTCACCGGCCGCCTCAAATCCCGCACCTTCGACACCAAGGACGGCGACAAACGCACCGTCCTCGAACTCGAAGTCGACGAGATCGGCCCCTCACTCCGCAACGCCCAAGCCAAAGTCACCAAGTCCGCGACGAAAAACTCTGGCGCACAACCTCAGTGGGCAGCAGCCGCACCGGCCCGACAGCCAACCGACGCCCCGCCATTCTAGAAGGCGCACGCCATGCATCTCCTCGACACCGAAATCCTGCACGAGGACATCACCCAAATCCTCGACCGCGCAATACCGAGCGACGAACCCACCCAATCCGCCATGCACCGCCTACGCACCCTCCTCGACAGCGGCATCCGCCTACGCCCGGAATAGAGAGCGCCCACAACTTCATATGGCCCCCCACGACCGAGACTGGATGGTCCGCGCGAAATGCCGCGGCACCGACGACTACGCCGCCTACGACGCCGACAACCGCGGCGGCGGCCAAGCCGAACAACTCGAACGTGCCTGCGGCGGCTGCACCGTCAAACCCGAATGCGCCGCCTACGCACTCAAACACGAATCCACCATCGGCGGCATGATCTGGGCCGGCGTCCCCATCCCCGAATCACCCACCACCATCTACTACCACCGGGCACTGGACCGACTCCGCGTCATCGCCAGAAACGCCCGATGACCACCCCGCCCGAACTGCTTACCGCCGCAGCAACATTCACCAAACCGCTCTACACCATCACCATCCCCGGCGAACCGGTCCCCAAAAAACGCCCCCGCTTCGACGGCCGCCGCGCCTTCACCACCCGCGACGACCACAACGCCGAAGCACACACCGGATGGCATCTGGCCCAAGCGATCCCACAACCACTGACAGGAAACCTCGCCGTCGCCTGCGTGTTCTACCGCAGCACCCGCCGCCCCGTCGACGCCGACAACCTCATCAAACACGTCATGGACGCAGGCAACGGCATCGCCTGGCGCGACGACTCCCAATGCACCGCCGAATTCGGCGTCATCGAACTCGACCGCACCAACCCCCGCACCACCATCCTCATCGCCCGCCACAACTCCACCCTGAAACGCAGATGACCCTCACCCTCACCCGCACCGTCTACCGCCTGTTCGGCGTCCCCATCGCCTCCATCACCCGCCACCGCGCCACCCTCCCCGACCACCTCCCCACGCCCACCACCCCCCTGCAAGCCACCGGCGCCATCCCGATCCTCAGCGACCACGGCTACGCCTACTCCTGCCGCCGCTGCGGCGAACTCCTCCTCGAGGGCCTCACCGAACCCATCGCCGGAGCCGACGCCATCGAACTAGTCCTCCACCACAACTGCCAGGAGAACCCCAGTGGCTGAACAACTCTCACCCCGAGACGACCTCGACCGCGCCATCCGCCGCTGGCTCGCCAACGAAACCAGCGGCGGCCTGGCCACCGACTACATCCTCTTCTCCGCCTACCTCGACCCCGCCCGCCACGGCACCGGCTACCACCTCGCGCTCTCCGAGGGCATCAGCTACCACGCCGCCAGCGGGTTGGCGGGCCACCTCCCCGCGGTCGTCGAGGACACCTTCACCGGCGACGAGGACGACTGAGCCGAGCTGCGAAAGCCGCCGTATCAAGCCGAAAACGCTTCGGGCATTTTGGCCGATCGGCAGGAGTCGCACCTCGCGCAAATGTCCCACACGCTACTGACGAACCCGCGGCTGCGAGCCCGGCAGGCGCGCGCGTATCCATCCCTGGATAGCTGGTGAGCATGAAAAGCCCAGCCTGTCGCCTCGTAAGTTTCCGACCGCAGTGAAGCAGGGCTCGTAGAGTTCGTAAGTATGGCAGTCTGGCGGTCTATGTCGCCTCCGAGTGCAATAATTCGAATGCATGTTCGATGATCCTGAGCTGAGAGGAGGTCAGGTGACACACTCCTACGCCGCGCATCAGGGGGAAGGTGGCGAGGTCGAAGGATCGCTCCTCGGCAACGACAAGGAGCGTGCGGCGCTGGTAGCCATGATGCGGCTCGAGTCGAAGCGGGTGGATTGGTCGAAGCTGACCGAGCGACTCAGCGAACGTGGGAGCGCGGTGCTGCTGTGGGAAGACGAGCATCCGAAGGATCTGTTCGGCGATGGCGGCGATGCGGCGGTATTGCAGCAGGCCGAACGTGACATCCAGACATGGAAGCGCGCGCCGTTCCAATTTCACACCTTCACCGACCGGTCCTATCCCTCCCAGCTGCGATCGGTGCGTCAGGTTCCGCCGATGGTATTCACACACGGAAAACTGAAACCGGGCGAAATCGGAATCTGTGTTGTCGGTTCACGCAACGCAACCGACGCCGGTCTGACCTTCGCGCGCACCATCTGCCGATATTTGGTCGACTCCGGCCTGACGGTGATTGCCGGATTGGCAAAAGGAATCGACACCGCTGCCCATCGCGCAGCATTGGATGCCGACGGCCGAACGGTGGCAGTGCTCGGCAACGGGCTGAATCGCGTGTATCCGCAAGAGAACCGCGACCTGCAAAACGAAATCTCCGAGCGCGGAATGTTGCTCACACACTTCCTGCCCGAATACCCGCCGTCGCGGTGGTCCTTCCCGGCTCGGAACGTCACCATGAGCGCATACGGGACAGCCACCGTGATCGTCGAAGCCAGCGAGAAAAGCGGCACGAGGATCCAAGCACGCGAAGCGGTCGCGCATGGCCGCCCAGTCATCATCAACGCCGCCGTGGTCGGTTCGACAACCTGGGGAAGGGCGCTGCAAAACGAACCGGGCGTCTATGTAGCCGAATCGGCACAACAGGCCTTCGAGCACGTTCAGAAGATTCTGCATCATCGCGAGATGGTCTCCCAGTTGCTGGGCTCCGCACGGTGAGCAGCGGCGTGATCGAGGTCTCGCGCCCGCTTTCTGAGATGGACGCCCGCGAATCCGAGTGATAGATGAATGAGAACCCCCAGATCAGCGAGGCCGCACAACTGGTCCGACGCCTCGTTCGCGACAGCGTTGGAGCGTTCTTCCGCAACACCTATGCCCCTGGCACTCTCGACATCTGTTCGGTATGCCGAGCGCCGGCCAATGGAAACCTCTGCGATGACTGCCGCAGCCACCGCGCCGACTACGGAAACCAACTGGCCGACCGCACGATCCTGCTCACCTATGCGCAGGGCAAGCACCCGGGGGGCCCGCACCAGTCCGCCCATGTCGTCCGGGCGTACAAGGGCTACTTCGGTACTCCCGCTTCCCCGGAGTGTCAGGAATACATGAAACTGATGGTCCGAGTCGCGGCCGAAATCCATCGGCCATGCTTCGAAGGCTGGCTCGGCATATCCTGGGATTCCCTCACCTTCATTCCGTCACGAGAACGGCCCGACGCCAGCCATCCCGTCGCTGCGCTCGCGCGTGCCGTGGAATCTCCCGACGGGCCGACTTCTCCCCTGGACCGGTTCCTTCTCGAGACAGGCCCAGGCGCAGTCATAAGCGCGAAACATCAACTGGTCGAGGACCGCTTCCTGGTACCGGAAAAATGGCGCTCCGCCGTCGATGGCAAGAACGTACTGATCGTCGATGATACGTGGACCAGAGGCGCAAGCGCTCAAGGCGCAGCCATCGCCGCCAAGCAAGCAGGTGCCGCCACTGTGACAGTCCTGTGCGTCTCGCGGTGGCTGAACTGGAACTGGGCACCCAACGAGCGATTGCTCAGTTCCCTGGCCGAGGATTACAACGCACTGCTCTGCCCTGTGACCGGGCAAGTGTGCCAATCCGCCATCAACTACCGAGCTTGAACCCTGTTGTAAGCCACCCGGCTCGGAATGCATACGCGCACAGCCGGATCGGCCCGTATTGGCAGTGGAGCCAGTGGTAGTCCCCGTCCCCTATCGCCTGATTTGTCTGCTATGCCGAGCTGCTTTAAGCTGCGCGGGCAGACGTGCACTGGAGGGGGAGATATGTCCGTGTGGCCTCGGATCGTGGTCGCGGTAGCCGTGGCGATCGCGCTTGCGGGATGCAGCGAAGAGACTCGTCCCTCCGGCCCGTTCGACACCTGCCGCGACCTCAGCACGACCATGCTGACACAAGCGGGAATCGATCCGGCCAGCAAGCAGGACACCGTAGTGACCGGACCGCTGACGCCGAGCTGCGTATATGGGCTGAAGAACCCCGCCGGATCGGTGCGGTTCGACCAGCTTTCAAATCTGACCTATTCGTCGGAGCTGGCGAGAGAGCAGAAGATCGCACAGGGCGTAACGGTCAAGGCGGCGCGTATCAACGACCGCAATGCGTACACCAAGTCGGTGGAAGGCTTTCTGTCCAAATGCGATCTGATCATGGAACTGAAGCAGGGCGTAGAGGTGATCTCGGTCTTCGCGGGATCAGATCAGTGTGGCATCGCCACCCGGATCGGCACCGCGATCGACCCGGTTATCGGCAAGCGTTGACAAGCTGACGGGTGCGCCTCCGCCTACTGCGATCGAGCCGGATTCTATTGCGGTGCAACTGATCTGCCCAGGTCGCCTCATCGACTCAAACATGCCCAGCGAGAGAAGAAGGTGCCAACTGGGCAGAGGCGGTCCACTGTCGAGGCGCGGGGTACCGGTCATCGGTTCATCCACCGCGCTCGGGCTAAGCTCATTTCTGTTGGGCGGGAGGAGAACTGTGACACGAGACTGGGCAACGCTACTCCAGGTCATGCCAGACTTTCTGGAGCCGGACGTCTCCGCTGGCGGCGACATCATTCCCGCCAATGAACGTTTCCAACTGCGAGATCTCGAGACGGGCTACTTCGTCGACTTCACCGGGGAGGGAAAAGGTCTGAAGATTACCGTACCCACCCCGCCAGATCCCGATGTCGCCGAGCGCACCCTCAGCATCATCCAGAAGCAGCCCGCCGGGATGTGGATAAGGGACAGCGTGTAGTGGCCCGACGACGCCGACGAGTTGAACACCGGCTGGCGATATTTCCACGGCGACCCCGCTGTCGCCGCTTCCGTCGTGACAGTCATGTGTAATGGGCTGGGCATGGACATGCGTCGACTGCGATCCCGCGCTTGGGATGACAAAGGACCTCAGCTCTTTTACACTGAAAGCGACTGGCCGACAAGTCGCAATGCCGCGGCGCGGTGCACGGACTGGGACGACTTTACCGACAGGCTCGACTGGGTGCTACACACCATGCCGCAGAGCGCGATCACTCTCACCGCTCCCGATCAGCAGACAATTCAGTTCACACACCAGTACAACGGAACATTCAGTTGCGAAGCCAGCCACGACCCTGGCAATGCCGAATCCGCCAGGCGCATGGCGGAGTTGGGTTGGACATATGAAACCACCAGCTACCCGAGGTTCGAACTCTGGTCGCCACCAACCGGGCGAGCGGGGCGCAAACCAGTACTGAACAACGCCGCATACCGTGCGGTCACTACCTTCCGCGAGGTCTACGGCATCGACAGCCTACGGCGGTTACAGGTCGAGGTCACTTCTCTACGATCGCGCCTCGACGAAATGTCTTACGTCGCTATCGAACTGGGACTCAAAGACTGAAGGCTCGCCTGACATTCGATGCTCGTCCGTGCGCCGGCCAGCCGATTCCTGCTTTCAAGGTGGACATCGTCGGCCGTCTGGAAGCACGGCTTCGTAGCCTTGAAACCGAGGATTCGATCACGGCTGGTCGGGGCGCCTCATCTTCTCTCCTACTCGTCCTCGGGTTCATCAAGCCACGCTTGATATTCGGGATTGACGATAGCCAGACTGATGACATTGGGGATCGCAGACAAATTGACGACCACGTTCGGCAGGTTCCAACCGATTGTCGCGTCGACCCCCGGTTCATGTCGATTCGGCGCGCCTGGGATTGCTGTCAGAGCTGTGCTGAGAGCGGAGAAGCTGTCGCTCACTTGCTCACCGGCCGACGGCAGGAGGCGGTAACGATGGCGAGATATGGCTGGGATGCAGGTGGATGTTTCGCCTGAGTGGTAAGAGTAGAAATGCGTGAAGCCCCGACTCGGATCGAGTCAGGACTTCGCGAGAGCCCTTCAGCGGGAAGGAGTCTCCCAGGTCATGATGAGCGCAAATATCTGCCGCTGGCACAAGACCGGCTACCCAGAAATTCTTCAACGCCCGCGCGACCGGGCTTGTCGACTGCGGGCTGGTGATCAACACCGGAGTTCGGCCATCGAGTCGGCCCAATTGCCAGCCGCGTCGCTCGCTGAGATGGCCAGGCCTGTCTACAGGCCACGGCCAGTCGAATCCGATTGCTGCGCAAAAGATCTGCACGGCCTCGATATCCTGTCGCATCGGGTACTGGGGGAGCCGCGGTCAGTTCTGGGGCCAGACGCTGTCGAGATCGGGATGAGCTTCGGGCTCGATCCAATCATCGTTTCGTCCTGCCATGCCTGGTTCGGGGCTGACCAGCGAGACATTGCCCGAGCCATCACTCACCGTAATCTTCAGAACAATACCGGGCACGTCCCAACGCAACATTCGGTTCGGATCTCGCCACCACCATCCTGTCGGAAGCTGCCCTACCAGCACGAATATCCGCTGCGCCAATGCGTCGAAAGCATTGGACAACAACGGCTTTGTGCTCGAGTCATTCAAGACCACGTCGGTGAAGTAGAACCAGACCTGATCGACAGGCCGAGGCCCGCAATCGAGGAACCTGTCGAGGAGGCTATAGCTTCGGTGCGGTTGAGGTCGAAGTCGGTAGTCAGTGCGGGGGTCGTTGGTCGAGATCGGTCACTCGCCAGCCAACTTGCTGCGCGAATCCGAGGAGATCATCGATGGTCCACGTCCAATCGAACTCCGAGGCGACCCCGTACTGATGTCTGATCGCATTGGAATGTGTTCTGCTCGACCGGGATCGATTCAGTCTTCTTCCAGGTTCGCGTCGTTCTCGTCGTTCCACTTCTGATACGCGGGACTGATGAAGTTCAAATACACCCCGGTCTTGCTCGTGGTCACCGTCACCACGATGCCAGGAAGATCCCAACGCAGCCCGCGGGTCGGCTCGACCCAGCTTCCGTCCGGGCGCTTCTCGACCACCTCGAACACGCGCTGCGTGAGTTCGTCGAATACCCTATCAATTTCAGGCTTCATCCCCGGATCGTTGACGATCGCATCGGTGACGTTGAACGTGATCTGCTCCAACGGCCGCGGCACGTCCGGATTCACTCTGTTGTTGATATACAGCAAGGCGTCGGTGCGCTCGATCGCGAGATCGGTGGTCAAGGAGGGGGATCGGTCCTCGGGTCGGCTCTGTTGCCAACCGACTCGGTCGCTGAAATCAGCCAGGTCTGCAACGGTCCATGCCCACTCGAATTCGGATGCTGCACGGACGATCTGTGCGGCGCGCTCGATGTCTCTCTGCATCTTGGGACACTGCTTTCTTGCTGTGGCGGCTCGGTTTCAGACCATCACGAGCGGTTGTTGCTTCCCATAACCCGAGAGCGCAAGTGCGTTTCACAGGAAGGCGCCGTGCGTCAGGTATTTGAGCTACTCGACTTTGGTGCTGTCCTCGTCCCCACAGCCACCGACGAGTAGCGATCGCCACTCACAGCATGTCGAAACCCGGTCACGCCAGAGGATTTCGGTGGAGGTCACCCACTCACACCTGTCTGTGACCTAAGTGAGAGTCTAGTCTCCGCGGGGTCCAGACACTGGCGAGATCAGGGTGCATATCGGGGTCGATGCGATCATCGATATCGTCCTGGTATTCGGGGCTGACCAGCGCAACGTTGTCCGAGGTGTCGCTCACCGAAATTTTCAGCACGAGTCCGGGCAAGTCTCAACGCAACATCCGATTCGGATCTTGCCACCACCGACCAGCGGGCGTTGACCGACGAGCTGGAATATCCGTTGTGCAAGCTCGTCGAAAGCATTGGACAGCAGTGGCTTTACATTCGCATCATCCAGGATGACATCGGTGAAGTAGATCCAGATCCGCTTTGTTGGACGCGCCGGATCGACTGAGTTGTCATGGAATGCCATGACGTCGGTTCGGTTGATGTCGAAGTCGGTAGTCAGTGTGGGGGAGCGCTGGTCGAGGTTGGCCAGCTGCCAGCCAACTTGCCGGACGAATTCGGGGAGGTCGTCGACGGTCCAGGCCCAATTGAACTCCAAGGCACCCTGGATGACCTGAATGGCACGGTCGAGGTCTGCTCGCATGGATGGACTGCTCTTCTTTGTGGGGCAAGCCGGTTCGGGGCGGTGCGAGGCTGGTGCCGCCTCGCACCGCGCGGTGAAGGTACGTGTTCATAGGTAGGTCAAACACCTGAGGCTTTCCGCTCGGGTCGTGTCCTGGGCGGAAGGCTTGCGTTGTGCGATGGCGACAGTTACCGGCGGGATCGCAACAGCGAAGGTCACGGAGCCAGCTGCGAGCCGGGCGAGCAAGTTGTCGAGCGGTCTGTTCTCGGAGCCGGCGACCGCGGGAATTGGCAGCGCGACGCCATGTAGTCTCGGCTCCGAGATTTCGTCCGCAGGTGGAGTGGCCAGTGGCTTTGCCGGTTTCGGTGTCGTCGGGACATTTCCCACTCGATCCGTCGTCTCGCCTCTCTGATGCGGCGTGCTGTTTACTCACTTAGGACCGGTTCCGGCCCCAGATTCACGCGGTTGCCGCACAAGCGATCTACACGGCGAGCTCGATCACTCAGCTTCTATTCGTCGCCGTCGGCCTCGATTTTGTCCTGCCATCTCTGATACTCGGGACTGACCAACTCGACATAGACAGTGCGAGCACTGGTCGTCACCGCTACTGCGATCGTGGGCAAATGCCAGCGCAGGCCGCGGGTGGGTTCGACCCACCACTCGTCGGCCCGTCGCCCCAACACCTCGAACACCCGTTGTGCGAGCTCATCGAATACCCGGTCGATCTCGGGCTTCAGATTCGTATCGTCGAGTATCACGTCGGTTGTCCTGAACCAGATATGGTTGAGCGGACGTGAGTCGCCGGTTCCGACTGTGTTGTCGACCGACAGCATGGTGTCGCGACGATTGACGTCGAGATCGGTGGTCAGTTCGGGATACGTCTGATCCAGACCGGTCAGCTGCCAGCCGACCAGGTCGCTGAAGGCGGGGAGGTCGGCCGCGGTCCAGGTCCAGTCGAATTCCGTTGCGGTGCGCACGATCTGCGCGGCACGTTCGATGTCTGTACGCATCTGTATGAACAGTACTTTCTCGCTGCTGCGGTTCGGGGCTTCACAGCACCCCCTGTGGGTGTAGCTTTCCACAACAAGGTCGTGAAGGGTGCGCTCACAGATGAGCGCCGTGAGTGAGACATTTGAGCCACTCATCCCAAGGAGCACCCTGGGCGGATGCTGGGCGGGGTGCGATGGTAACCACCATTGATTGATCTGCCGGTCGGCGGCGGTTCCAGAACCCCTGCTGCAACTCCGGAATCTCGGGTACGGGGATGTGGAGTTGGGCGAGAGCGGACACGTCGTGCAGTCGTCCCTGAACCAGCTCTCCGAACCACGTTGTGGCTTGACCGAGCAGGCCGCCCAACGAGTTGTCGGTGTAGGGGGCGGGTTGTGTAAGCGGTTGCGCTACTCCGTGAATAGTGGGGCCATGCCCTGGCTCTTGGCCAGTTGTCTTACCTATGACAGTGTCGCCGGGGGTCCAACCGTTGGCCGGCTCTTGATTGGAGCCGTAGATAATGATGTTTCCATCGGTGTCGGTTTTGATCAGGCGGTAGCCGACTCGGGCGGGGTCTTCATTTTGGACCGCGTCCCACACTCCATTGTCGACCAGCCATTGCATGAAGGCTGGATCATTGGCCGCATCTTCCTTGAGTTTGCCCCACAGGTAAGGGTCGGTCATCTGCTGAGCGCGAATCGTCGTATCGCTGTCGGGACCGTCGGGAACCATAGCGGTGCCCGGTCTGGGCTTGCCTGGATCGCCACCTTTCGATTCGATGACCATGATCTGGCCGTTCTTCACGGCGACCAGGTCATGCGTGTACGCACCAGAGGGCCGAGTATTCACTGTCCAGCCGTCGGATTTGAGCATCGCGACCGCTCCGGCCTCACCAAGCAGTTCCTTGGCGCGGTCCACGGGGGCTTTCGCCTTCCACCAGGCGTCGATTGCTGCCTGCAGAGGGGCGGTGGGCAATCCGAGGTCGCTGAGATCCCGCAACTGAGCATTGCGTACATCTTTGTCGCTGCTGGTGAGTTTGCCGATATCGATGTCGAGGTTGGGGTTCTGCTCCTCGAGTCCTGAGGCCAGACCTTCGATCCCCTTGTAAAACATGTTCCGGTAGATCTTGGCGACCTCGACGACGCCCATGGCCAGCAAGACAGGTGGGCGATACTCTTCGTCCAAGTCTTCAAATTTCCAGCTCAGGAGGCGGATCAACTCGGACCTGAGACTGATCCTCCCGTCGCCCTTAGCGGCGAAACTGCCTGGCTGTTTTCCCTCTGGGTTTCCTTGCCCCCATCGCAGGGTGTTGCCGTCCCAGTACGTTCCTTCTACCGGAACCCAGGCTTGCCCAGGCTTCGTACTGGGGAACAGTTGTCGCTGATGGTTGGTATTCGGATCGTTTGCTGGTCCGGGGATTGTGGTCGGCGCAGTGCCGGGGTTGCCTTGGTTCAGCGCGTTCGGGCCGGGGGTTACGGTCGTAGTCGCACCGGGTCGGGTGTTGGGACTGGGGGTATCGGGCAGCGAATTGGGATCCAGGCGATCGTCGGATTCGCTACGGGGCTTGTCGTCGTTGCGTGTCAGGTAGAAGTGCAGAGCCGTAAGCCCGAGACCGACGACGACAGCCGCGCCAGCGCCGATGACGGCACCGGGAACAGCTCCGACGCCTCCGCCGCCGACGGTGCCCACCGCCGCACCGATTTCACCTCCCTCGATTGCCATCGTCGCGAGCTCGGCGGCTGTGAGACCCGCCCCTGCCTCGAGCGCGCCGGTTCCGAGCGCCGCACCTGCGCCCGCACCCAACAGCGCGGTGCTGTTACCGTCGCTCCTGTCGTCGCCGTCGCTGCCCGATGAGACTCGATTGCCCTGGCCGTCAATGGTGTACAGATACTCACCCGCGCGGTTCAGAACCGCGTAGCGAGGCTTCCCATCGGCTCCATCGGCCAGCTGAGTCTTAGTGGCGGGGTAGGGGTCGCTGGCGTAATGGGGTTGTTCCGCGGGGACATTGATTTCGACGCGGCTACCGTCGCTGGGGTCGTAACCGTGATAGGTGTGGGCCGGTTGCGGCGCGGCGGGGACCAGGCCTGGGGAGTTCGGGTTGTAGGCCGGGAGGTCCGAGGCTTGTGGGCGCGAGGAATTCTGTCCCGGTTGAGAATTCGAGGCGGGAGACTGTGACTGTTGCTGGTTGGCAATCGTGGACCACACCGGATCCTGGGCGACTCTGTCGTTGTTCGCCTGGATCGCGGCCCGCGCGGCCGGGTCGCCCAATATCGCGGCTGCACCTGGATCGAGTGGGGGGGTTTTGGTTGAGTCGGACGACGAGTTCGGCTGGGGAGCCATTGATCACACTCCATGCGGGCATGAAAAAGCCCAGGCGGCAATATGTTTGCGGCCTGAGCGGTGGACGGGATGCAAAGGCGGAGGTCACACCCCCGCCGAGGGCCGGGGCGCGACAGGAGGGCGGTCCTTGCGGCTCACCGGCCGACGGCTCGGGGCGGGAACAAAGGCGGGATGTGGCTGAGATGCGTGAAGCCCCGACTCGGGTCGCTGAGTCGGGGCTTCGAGTGAGAGTTATTCAGAGAGAGGAAGTCTCACTGACCTGATGAGCGCACAGATATGGCGCTCGCATCAGCTTCACGTAAACGGGGAACTACGTCAAGCCCGCAGGTGCGGAGCGGTGCTGGTCATGTACGGTTCAGTCGCGTCGGCGTCGCACGCCGAGCTCGGTGTCCAGGTAGCGCAAACCCTCTGCGGCGAAAGACAATTCCCGAGGATGCTGCGCGCCGAAGATATCCCGCAGTGTCGCTATCGTGCGGGGGACCAGCTCGCCAAGGGTGCGGTTCTGCAACGTCCGTGTGCGAGAACCCTTCCAGATCGGGTACTCGACGCCACCGAAATCCTCTGGTGCCCGATGCCATCTGAGCGAGTCCATCCGAGCGTGCAGTTCCGCGCGATCGAGTGACACCGCTCCACCCAGCAGACATTGGCTGTGGATTTCGAACTGACTGAAGAATTCGATGCTGGTGCATCGCCTGTCTCACTCGGCGCGTGCAGGCTCAGCACCTGGCCCGACGGCAAGGTCGTGATGGCCCAATCCAGCCGCTCGGCGAAATCACCCCAGTCGATGCAGGTTTCGGCCGCATCGCGGTGAAACGGGCGATCCGGAGCGACTGATGTCAGCTTCCGAGTCCCCCCGTACAGCGCGTCCACCGGGCCGTCGTTATCGGCCGCCGTGTACCGCAGCCGCTGCGGCGCGGCACCCAAACCATCCCGCAGCACCTCGACCAGCGTGGCCGCGATCTCCTTGCGAAACCGTTCATGGTTCGGCCAGCCGGTCTTGCACTGCCGCACCGACATATCGCGCGTTTCCTTGAATACCGAGGACGGCCCCCACATCGGACCGTCTTTCTGCCGCAGCACTTCTCCCGAGGGGAGGTGAATCGAACCGACATTGGTCGTCCGGTTCGACCGAAGCACGTCCACCAGTCGCCCCGCCGCCACCGGACCCTCGGGAATCGGCACGATCACCTCGTTCCAGCCATGTTGTGGAACAGCACCCGATGTCCGGTCTCGACGTCGCGGATCTGGACGAGACTTCCATCGTTGGTGCCGTCGTGGCTGTACAGGTACAGCGGCAGATCCTCGAGCAATCGCTCCCAGCTGTATTCGGTCACAGTTATCCCCAATCCCTTTGATCGCCAACAACATAGCGACGCACCCCGACATCCTCGGCCCTGGCCGACTCAGCCAGACCGCTACGCCAGCGAGATCTCCAGGTTTGGGCTAGTTTGCGTGATATGCGTGATCAGATCGACGGACCGACACAGTCCGCGACCGAGAATCCCGAAGCGGCGCAACCGAACCCGGCCCAGACTCGACGTTTCGGCCCGCTGTCCGCGATTCCGGCGATGGAGCAGCCGGACGTCGCGCTGGTGGGTAAACCGGAGTACGCCGAACTGCTGATGACGACCGTCCGTCGGCGTGCCCGGATACACGGTCGATTGGTGGGCTTGGCGGCCGCGATCCCGCTTGTCCTGATGGTCGTGCTGTGGGTGTTGCACCAGGACGCCATCGCGATGGCCGTGACCGCGGTGGCTGCCTTCGTGGTATTCCTGCGGTGGATGGGAATCGGGCCGCTGGCGCGGACCTATCGCGCGGTGATCCCACTCGACGGGCAGTCGATGACCATCCGATTCGGTCCCGACGCGTTCGACTTGCAAGGCCCCGGCGACCGGGTCCGCTTCCCGCACAGCCGCTTCCGCGCGATTCAGGTCGAGCCGGAAACGATTACCTTGCGCATGCGAAACACCCTGATCACCTTCCCGCGAGAACTGTTCCCGGACACGGCGATCGACTACCTCCGCGCCCGATTAGCCGGACATGACGATGTCGCCGCTCCGCCGCCGCTGCCCTCGCTCCCGCCGCTGGGTCAGCCGACCGCGCAGGTCACGGCCGGACCGGACACTGCTTCGCAGCTTGCCTGGGCAGTCACCTGGCGAAGCAATCGGCAACTGACCCAGCTCAATGCCATCGTTGCCGTGACGCTCGTACTCACCGCCGTAGTGGTCGGCGGTGAACGAGGTCTGGCCGCCGGTGCCTTCGCGGCGGGCGTGATCATTCTCGTCGTGCTGGCCGCCCGCCTGACCGCGGCGGTGATCGACTTCGCCCGCATGCAAAGAGGATTCACCGCTTACGCCGCCGACGGCGACGTGCTCGCCACCAGGTTCGGACCCGACGCGTTCGCGGTGCGCACCGCCGAAATGCACAGCCACATCCGATACGACAGAATCGCCAAACTGACCGTCCGCCGTCACACGGTGCTCATGACCCACGGCGGCCGTGCCACGGCGTACCCGCGGGAATTGTTCCCCGATACAGCAATAGCGCATATACGCGCGGCCAACCCGAGTTTGCTCTGAGGCTGGGAGACATGGGTAGGCCGAGCGCCCTCCGGATAGCGCCCGGCCTACGAAAAGCTCACCCCACCACTACACGACCGCGACCACCGAACCGAGCAGCAAGCCGACAAACGACACCGCGGCAGCGACAGCGACACCGAGCAGACTTCCAACACCGGGCAGCAACATGACCGTTCCTTTCGGTTGACTGTGAATAGGTAGGTAGTGCTTTCAGGGCCGCGCAGTCGATTACAGAACCGCCACCACAGATCCGAGCAGAAGACCAGCGAAAGTCACCACAGCAGCGACAGCGACGCCGAGCAGACTTCCGACACCGGGCAGCAACATGACAGGTCCTTTCGTAGGCGAATTGCAGTGCGAACGTTGAAGCAGGCACACGACACAGCAGGTGCGTGGCCTGGGGAAACGTGAATGCGAACTACGAACGTCTTCCGCGATCAGATAATCGCGACCGCGGCACCCAGTAGGACGCCGACGAAAGCCGACACTGCGGCAACGGCGACACCAGCAATACTTCCAACGACGGGCAGCAACATGGAGCGTGTCCTTTCTGATGGTCCGGTATTCCGGTGCGGTGCTTCGTAATCCATGTCTACCCAGGCTTCTGAATTCATAACCACACAGACGCGCAATATTTTTCGCGCCCCGCACACCGGGTCATTTCCGGCATTTCGCTCGAATCAGGGTCGCGGTAGTCAGCGCCGACTTATGCCGAGTGCATGGCCGGGCAACTGTAAATCCAAGCCAGGACCACCCAACGCGCCGGTTATGGTTCATAGGCTATTGGGTTCCGACCGGGCATTCACCCGTCGAACCGACGTCGGATCGGAAGGCAATCACGATGACCGACCGCCCCTGGATCGAGCGTCCCCTCGGCGGCTTCGACCTCGAAACCACAAGCCCCGACCCCGAATCCGCACGGATCGTGTCGGCCTGCCTGGTACTGATCGAACCAACCGGCCCCCGCCTGCGAACCTGGCTACTCAATCCCGGCATCGACATCCCCGCCGAAGCCGCAGCCATACACGGCATCACCACCGAACAAGCCCGCACCGAAGGAACCGACTACGCGAGCGGATACCGCGACATACGCCGAGAACTCTGCCGCGCGTGGGAAAACGGCTACGCGATCGCCATGTACAACGGCGCCTACGACTGCACCGTAATGGACCGACAAGGCCGCGCACTCGACTGGCCCGCCCTCCACGTCGGCCTCACCGTGGACCCGTACGTCATCGACCGCGCCGTCGACCCGGACCGACCCGGCCCCCGACGCCTGGACGCCACCATCGCCCACTACGGCCTCCCCATGGGAGACGCACACACCGCCGACGCCGACGCACTGGCAGCCGCCCGCCTGGCCTGGCTCCTCGGCCGCCGCCACCCCCGGATCGGCGCCCTCACCCCCGAACAGCTGATGAACGCCCAAACCGACTGGCACCAAACCCATTCCGACAACTATCGCGACTGGGCCACCCGCAAAGCCGCCGAACTCCGCGACCAGGCCACCGCACTACAGCACCGAGCCACCGAACTGACCACCCGCGCCGCCCACACCGACGGCAGCTGGCCCCTCCGAAGGGTGTTCAAACATCGTGACAACCACCTCCAGCCCACTAACCTCGAAACCGTGGGCACGTAATCAAGCGTCCCGCAGGCACTTTCGCCTAGGGAACCCGCTGGTGGTAAGCGGGACAACTGAATACACAACTGAATACCCGCCGGTGACGATCTGAAGTCCCGGCACCCCGGCTCGAGCCTCGCGGATCCGCGCCGAGCCAACCCCGCCCCGGGCGCACGTAATGTCCTTTCCGTGCGCCCGGGGCGGATTCAGTTATCGCCGCATCGATGGCTGACGCCGCAATTCCTCGAGACTCAACACCGGCCCACCAATCGGGGTCTCGGCCCGCCCGCACTCGATCGCGGCCGCAATCTCGACATCGGTCAGCCCATGCAGATAACCGCAGCCGACCGCCGCCTGAGCAGCACCCGCATCACCATTGCGAACCGCGTCGGCGACAGCTCGCAGCAATACCACGACCTGCTGCGGACCCGGTCTGACGAACAGACTCATCCCTGTCGCCCGGCACCAGCGAACGAATCCAGACAAGCCACCGCCCGACTGTGGGCCAGGGCGACCCGTTCTCGAACATCGGGATCACCCGCGATCATCTCGGCCGCCTCCCAATGAGTCATCAACTGCGGGCAGTACAGCGCGCCGTCATCGATCAGATCACGGCCCCAGTGCGCCCGGTATTCCCAGACGCCCTGGTGCGCGCCACCGATCGCCCCACCTCGGAAATGTCCGATCCGCCAGATCAGCCCACCGATCTCGATCTCGTACCAACGCGAATCGTCTACGCGCGCAACCGCTGTCGCCTCACGCTCAACACGCGCCCTGGCGCTATCGAGCACGGCCGTTCCGGAAACCCCGAGCCGCTCAGCGTATTTCGCGATATCGACAATCATATCGCCCACCGCCTCACCAAGCCGCTCCCGCCCGTCGCTGTTGCTCGCGGCGTCGGCCAACCACAGCAACACATCCTCCCGGCTCCCAGCGTGACCAGTGAGGGCGGCGTATTCGATAACCGCCGCGACCGCGCCCTTCTTACCACGGCATCGACCGCAAACACAGAAGTTGGACAGTGCCACCTCGACACGATTCGTCTTCTTCGTTCGGAAATTCCACGCCATTTCTACTATCTCCATCTACCAGATGCGCCCATCTGGCGCTTTCCTATGAGCAACTTATCGATATGAGAATGCGGCGCAGCGAGTATTTACACCCCACGCAACCGCTGAAAGCACGGCTGCGGGCGGATTCGCCCGCACCCCTCGGTACGATGGGCGAGGGCTCGGATCATCTAAGCCATGATCCGAGCCCTCTACCGTCTACCGCCGGTCACAACCGGTCACGCGCTCACTCTCGCCAGTGAATCGCGCCCTGCACCCGCGCCAGGTTCGGCTTCGAGCAGAGCCGATGCAGCGTACCGAGCCCACGCTGTACCGCCTCGGCATCCGCGACCGGGATGTTCTGGAACAACACAAGCTGCTTCGCGTCGGTCAACGGATTCGACAACCGCTTCGTGAGAAACCGGTTGTAGTACCGCCGCTCCCGAGTGAACACGTCCTCCGCACTCACCGGCATCAATACACTGTCCTGACCAATACCCGCCTCGATCGAATTCACGGCGAACGCACTGAGCAACTCATCAATGGTCAGATACGCATACGTCTCGCGCCCTTCCCGAGTAAGCCACGATTCCCACACCGGCGCGCAATCTCGATCATCCCGCTCGGCCGATGCCAGGAATGCCATCAATGACACATCCGACATCGCGTCGAACAGATCCCCGTCGATGACGTAGTGATCGGTGAACCGTTCACTCACTGCCAACAGATTCGCCCTCTGTGCCGACGACATCCAGCCCGAATCGCTCAGCGAGTAATGAACACGTTTGTGACCGAACCGAAAATCGATCCAATCCTGCGACAGCGGACCGTCCACGCTCGGATGGAAACCGAGCACACCCGACCGCCACACGTGATCACGGAAGGTGATGTAATGCCGCTGCACCTCGCGAAACACGCCGATCGGCGCTTCGATCACCGCACAGACCCGCGTATCCACCTCGGCGAGCGGCACAATCCGCGAATTCTGCCGCACCACAACCTCATCGGCGTGATGGTGATAGGGATGCGCACCCGTCGCCAGGTAATGCGGCAGGAACATCCGCAGGAATTGCAACCACGCTTGCCTGCTGTACGACTGCACCACACGCTCATGCAGACTCGGTGCATCGACCGCGTACACATCGCGATACACGAAGTAGCCGTACGGCTGGATGACAGTCGGCAGAATCCGCATCATCGAATGCAGTCCCGTATACGCGTCCCCGTACGAGTAGATCTCATGCAACAGCGCCGACGCCGAGACCATATCGACCGGTTCATCCAACAGTGACGCGATGTCCTGCGCCCACCCGTGAACGAGCGCACTGGAACCGATCGTATTGAACCGATCCATCGCGGTGAGCAGCGATTGCGAGACCACACCGGGTGCTTCGATCAAGGTCAGCCGCGCCGTCCGCGACCCTTCCACCAGTCGATCGGTCAAGTATTCGACTGCCGCACCGCCACCCGGGCCGATCTCGACGATATGCGGGACATCATTCTCGATCCGACTCAATGCCCGATGGACAAGCATTCCTTTCTCGTCGCCGTGATCGTTGGTGGCGACATCCAGATACACCGTCCCCGACTTCTGTTCCTGCGCAAACTGATTAGCTGCCCCGTTCATGGGGTGCCTCCTCATGAGTGAGTGGTGAGAGTTGGTCGAATCGACCTGGAACCTTCGGGAGAGCCGCGCGACCGCCACGGAAGTGGCGGATTGCGTTGTCGCGGTGCGTAGTTCGTTCACCCGATCCCCGTCGCCGCTCCGGTCGGTGCGGCGATGACACAAAGCTAGGGGACAAGATTGGCACACGTCAACTGTGAGTGATTTTGAAAAGGGTAGAGGATCCTGCGCGCGTTATCAGGCGGTGCGGGCCATCGCCAAATCATGTCGCTGACCTGCGCAAATAAGGTGATGTGACGTGCGACACATACATCGCTTCGGGGGCGAAATCATCGCGAAACCAGGGTCATCCGGTGCATGGACTCGCGCCGAACGGGCGGGCAAAACGGTTGCCGCGCGGTCGAATTCGCGCGCCTGGATGCGGCTCGCACCTTGCTGGTTCGAGGGGTGGGGGGGAGACCTCCCCCGCGCCCGCGAGCGCGTAGCGCATGACTCGGGTGATCGCTGGATGTACGGGTTCTCGGGGGCTTCTGGGTTGGCCCCCGGTCAAAGCGTCACGGTGACGCTATGTCTGACGCGCTGGTTCCGCGATGATGTCCACAGTCAGGCCGAACTTCGGTGCGAAGTCGACCAGGGAGTCCAGTCGAAAGAGGTTGGGGCGCCGTGACTTCAGCTTCGAGACGGTGGTGCGAGGGAGTCCGACGCTGTCGCCGAGAGCGCCTTGGGTGAGCGGTGAGCGATCGACCGCGACCGCAATCGCGAGGCCGAGCTCGCGGCTCATGTACCCGCTGTCGGTGTAATCGGTGTCGGCGCTTCGGTTTCGAGCTTCCAGCCAGGCGGGATCGTCGATGGAGTGCGGCTCGGTGTCCGCTCCCTCCAGGCTCATCCTTACGGTCAGGCCGAAGGGGGCGCAGTAGTTCACAAGCCGCTCGAGTGAGAAGCGGGTGACGTTCCGATCCGCGAGCCGACCGACCTCATGTCGATCAATGCCCGTGTCGAGGGCGATCTCCTGAATCTGCTCATCCTTGGCCTCGATGGCGTCTGCTATCGCATCGATCAGCTTGGTGCGAAGTTCGAGGCTGGTGGGCATGTGGATGAGTGTACCGACACTGTCTCATTCACCGCAGGCGGCGTACATGTCACGCCGTCTATATCCCATGGGATGCATGGTACGGTTGGTGAGCGCCACTGTTCATGCCGCAACCCCCTGCGCCCGTGGGTTTTTCAACGGGTGGGACGCCTGACCCGCGTTGCCGTCGTGCCGTCAGAGGGCCATTCGCTTTCGTTCCCGATTCAGGGAGTCCACCTGGTAAAGGCAGACTCGGGCAGGGGCGGCCGTGGTTGGTCGCAGTGGCTTCCTGGAGTGACCCAGTCCTGGGGCTCCGAGTAATTTCCGTGGGCCCGTTGTCCGACGAAGCGATCCGATCCGACCGACCGGGCGTGTGCACGTGGGGTGATCCGTAGCCGAGCGGTTACGGGGTTACCCTGCCTGGCTCCCCTTCACGCTCTCTCCCGAGCGGGAGGGCCTGGTTGGCGAGGTGGTTGATCTTGATAGATGGAAGCCGCTGAGTATCAATGGGATTCGAACAATTGATCTGGTTGCGGCCATAGGGCGCTGGGAGAATCGGTGGAGGTGCTTCAGGTGGTGGTGTCGTGACGTGGGGTTCCGGCGGTACGCGTGCGGTGAGTGCGCTGCATCGGCGGAATCGGCCGTTGGTGTTGGCGCGGGACGGATTTCAGTGTCGGCTTCGGTTTTCGGGGTGCGCGGGTGATGCGGTCGAAGTGGACCACATCGTGAACCATGCGCGGGGTGGGTCGGATGAGATCGACAACCTCCAGGCGGTGTGCGCGCCATGTCATCGGAAGAAGACCGGATCGGAGTCCGCGCAGGCGCGGGCCGAGGTGAAACATGCGGCACGGCATCCGAATTCGTTGTTGAAGCACCCCGGATACAAGTGAGGTAGCAATGTCGGTCGATGTTGACAATGTGATCGTCGTGGGCCAGGCCCTGGTCACGGTTCTCGGTGTGATCGTGAAGGTCCTGCCGATCGTGCTGGGCTGGTTCTGATCATCTTGCACCCACCCGCGGTATCGATACCGTGGGTGGGTGGCAGGGGTGCGTCTGCCTGCCCGCGTGTGCGATGCGGGTGAGAACAACGCGCGAGATTTGAATGCCGGTGTATCGCAATGTGATCCGTCAGGGGCCCTGTTGTGTCCGGCGAGCGGACCCGACACGGGAGTGACTTGGATATGGCTGGACGTAGGAGTGGTCCGCCGCCGAAATCGCCGGAGGAGCGGGCGCGACGCAATGTCGATCCGCTGGTCGGCGCGGATGGGTGGACCGAGATCGGTTCGACGCCGTTCACGGGTGAGGTGCCCGAGATCCCCGAGTGGATCGAGGTGGGGCCGACGGGTCGCGCTGTCTACGAACATCTTTCGCGGTTACCGCAGGCGGCGATGTACGGCCCGGGTACCTGGTTTCAGTTGCATATGACGCTCCCGCTCATCGAGCGGTATCTGACGCGTCCGGGTTCGGAGAACTACAAGGCCATCACGACGACTCTCGGAGCGGCGCTGCGCCTTACCGAGGACGATCTGGCGCGCGCCCGGGTGCGGGTCGCGGCGCCGGTGACCGAGGAGGACGCCTCGCCCGAGCAGCGGGCCCGCAGTGCGCGGGTGGCGTCGCTGGCGGATCGTCGCAAGCGGCTGATGGCTGGTTGATGGCCGAGGACCGGAGCCGCGATGCCGGTTGAAGTCGTCAAGCCTCGCCGTTCCTCGCGCAGTTGTTCGCTGGGTTGGCTGGCGATCAATTGGATCGAGAGTTTGGTTGTGCACGGCGCGGGTGACGTGGTCGGTATGCCGGTGGAGCTGATCGATGATCAGGCCGCGTTTCTGCTCGACACGTATGCCCTTGCCGCGCCCGGTGAGCCGGATGAGGGTCGACGCTTGGTCGACGAGGTGTTGATGCTGGCTCCCAAGGGTGCGGACAAGTCCGGTCTCGCCGCGCGAATGCTGATGTGGGAGGCCATCGGGCCGTCGCGATTCGACGGGTGGGCCAAGGGTGGTGAGGTCTATCGGGATCCGTGGGGCCTCGGCTTCGAATACGAATTCCAGCCGGGTGAGCCGCTCGGGCGTCCGGTGGACAATCCGTTCATCCGGTGCCTGGCGACGGCGGCGGATCAGTCGTCGAATACCTATGAATCCATCCTGTACAACTTCCGTGACGGTCCACTGTCGGAGGCGATGCGTCGCCGGGACAATGCCGGTATCACGCGGATCGTGCTGCCCGAGGGCGGGGAGATCATCCCGTCGACCGCGTCGGGCTCGTCGAAGGATGGTGGCCGCGAGACCGCGGCGAATGCGGACGAGACCCATCTGTATGTGCTGCCCGAGTTGAAGAATATGTTCCGGGTGGTGAACCGCAATCTGCGCAAGCGTGCGAAATTCGCTGAGCCGCTGATGATTGCGACGTCGACCTACTACGATCCCGCCGACGGGTCGATCTGTCAGGAGCAGCACGAGCTGGCGCTGAAGATCCGGGCGGGAAAGGTCAAGAACGACCGGTTGCTGCTGCACTATCGGTACGGCGATATCGAGCCCGCCGATCTGGGCGATACTCCGAAGCTGCGCGCGGCGCTGGCGGAGGCCTATGGCGGCGCGGCGAAGTGGATGGATCTGGATGCGCTGGTCACCGAGGTGCAGGATCCGCGTAATCCGGTCGAGGCGTCGTATCGGTACTTTCTGAATTCACCGTCGACGGCGTCGAATGCGTGGTTGTCGCCCTGGGAATGGGCGCGCTGCGGACCGATCGACGATGATCTCGACACGCACCGGCGGATCGAGCCGGGTGATGTGATCGTGCTGGGTTTCGACGGTTCTCGTAAACGCAAGCGCGGCATTACCGATTCGACGGCTCTGATCGGTTGTCGGGTGTCGGACGGTTGTTTGTTCGAGGTCAAGGTGTGGGAGCAGCCGCCGGGGCATCATCCCGATGGCTGGGAGGTCGATACGACCGCGGTCGACGCGGCGGTCGAGCAGGCGTTTCGCACCTACAACGTCGTCGGTTTCTACGCCGATCCGGCGCTGTGGGAAACCTATGTAGCCAAGTGGGAGGCGAAGTACGGGGCGAGATTGCTGGTGAAGTCCACGCAGCCGCATCCGATCGAATGGTGGATGACCGGCGCGCGGGCATTCAAAACCGTTGAGGCGCTGCGCAAGTTCCAGGACGCGGTGCTCGATGGCGAGCTGTGTCACGACGGTTCGCCGATCCTTACCCAGCATGTACTCAATGCGCGGCGGTTCGCTTCCACCAAGGGTGTGCAGATTCGCAAGGAGCATCCGGATTCGGCGAACAAGATCGATGCCGCCGTCGCGGCCACGCTGGCGTGGCAGGCCCGGCTCGACGCGGTCGCCAAGGGTATCGGCGGGAAGAAGCGCAAACGGATCGCGGTTCGAGTCCGCTAGAGCGAAAGAACAACTGAACAATGGCTGGTCAGCAGCAGAAACAGCAGCCGCCCGAGTGGTGGTTCGAGTATTTGATGAAGCGGTTCAACGAGAAGCTGGAGCGTAAGCCGCGGGTTGTGACCTCCCATACGCCCACGACGCGGCGGGAACGGTTGGCGCTGCTGTGGTCGTATTACATCGGCGACGCGCCGTTGCCGTACATCAATGAGAAGTATCGCGAGACGTTCCGGGAGCTACTGCGTAAGGCGCGCCCCAATTACGCGATGATGGCGATCGACGCGATGGCCGATCGTTCGGTGCTCAAGGGCATCTACACCGATCCGGACAAGGATCTGGACGGCGACGATATCGCGCGCAATGTGATGAATGTGTCGGGTTTCGCCGCGCTGCAACGGGATATGCAGACCTACCTGTACACGCTGGGTGAAAGCTACGTCACCATCGTGCCGCCGCTGCCGGGCGCCGCGGCGGGGTCGGTGCCGATGCTGCTGGCCGAGGATCCGCGGTTCTGTGTGGGTGAGGTGGATCCGTTGAATCCGCGGCATCTGGTCGCATTCGTGAAGGTGTTCAACGACAAGATCAATAATCGGCAGCAGGCGATTCTGTTCGTCCCGGGGCAGCAGCACACCTTCGTCCGCGAGCCCGGCCAGTTCACCGAGCAGTTCACCCTCGACCAGTGGACCAAGACCGATTCGGCGAGCCTGTCCGGGCTGGACGATTTCGGCGGCGTGCCGGTGGTGAAGTTCACCAACAAGATGGGGCTGGGGGAGTTCGAACCGTATATCGATCTGCTGGATCGCATCTCCGACGGCATTCTGAACCGGATGGTCATCACCTGGTATCAGTCCTTCAAGCAGCGGGCCATCAAAGGCGATCTGGATGGCGGCGCGGATTTCAGCGACGATTCCGATTCGCTGATCAGAGATCTGTCCGACGCGCATCTGTCGGATGTATTCGAGGCCGATCCGGGCAGTCTGTGGATTGTGCCGCCGGATGTGGAGTTCTGGGAATCCAGTGCCACCGATCTGCAGCCGCTGCTGCTGGCGGTGCGTGATGACGTAAAGGAATTCGCCTCGTGCACAAGGATTCCCATGCACATGATGGCTCCGGATGGCGCCAATCAGACCGCCGAGGGTGCGGCGATGGCCCGCGAGGGGTTGACCGACAAGATCGAGGATCGGCAGAGCCGTCAGGACCCGCAGTGGATTCTGCTGTGGCAGATGGTGTTCGGGTTGTCCGGACAGGCGGGGCGGACGGCGAATGTGCGGATCCAGTGGGGGCCGACCGAACGGGTTCCGATGGCGTCGCGGACCGATGCGGCGAGTAAGACGCGTGGGATTCTGTCGCGCAAGCGGCAGGTGGTGGACATTCTGGGCTTCGACCCGGTGGTCGCGAAGTTGAACGAGACCGAACTGCTGGAAGAGGCCATGGCCTCCGAATCCGCCGCGTCGCCGCTGCCCGATCTGTCGGCCGGTGCCGCGCCGACCGTGGAGAATCCGGGGGCCGAGGACGAGCAGACGGTGGAGACGGCCCGATGATCTCCGACGGCCACCACACCTTCGCCGAGCTCTACGAATACCGAATGCTGTACAACGCGCTGCTGTTCAACGAATGGGCGGCCACGGGCAGCCACGATGTGCACAAGAGTCTGCGCCACAGCGACGGCGAATTATGTCTGGGCGGTGGCTGGTTCATTGTCGTGGCCACCTTGCCGGGCGGCCAGATCAGCAACCACTACCCCGTCGAGCATTGGGGCAAGTTCCGAATCCCGCCGCGGGATGTGGCCGCCGAATGGGACGGGCACACCTGCGGCGACGCGGCCGCGCGAATGACCCGACTGCTGACGGCGGCGTGATGCTGGCGGGTCTGCTGCTGTCGCATTCGCGACGCAGACATCTGCTCCTGTTGGACGCGCAGGATCGGGTTCAGGCGCGCTGGCGAATGACCGATCCGTCCGACGGCTTCGCGGTAGAAGCATTTTCGCACGACGCCGCGCGAGTATCGATCGCGACTCAACGCCGCGCGGTCTCGCTGGTGTCGGCGGTCCAGCGCCGCTACCTGCACGAAATGGGTACCGAAATAGGCGATTTCATACCCGAGGTGCCCGACGAGGTACGCCTGTACTCCACCACCCGACCCTACCGATACGCCGAGCCGAGACTGGTTCGCACGAGTGCCGGTGTGTCACAGCGCCTGCCGGTGACCGAGGTATGGAACCGGCCGGCGCGGCGCTACCGGCGGATGCTGGAGGATGGCCGCGACCCGAACGAAGCTCTGGACGTCACCGCCGCCCGTGTGAAAATGGAACTGGCTATGAACGTCGCCCTAGCAGAGCGGGAGGCGGAATCGCAGATCATCGGTCGTGCGGGCAGGGTCGATCCGGAGGTGATCGGCTGGCGGCGAGTAATTCGCCCCGAGCTCGCCAGGACCGGGAGTTGCGGATTGTGCGTCGCCGCGTCGGATCGGATCTATCGAACCGACGAGTTGAAGCCGCTGCACACCGGGTGCAACTGCGCCGTGCTGCCGGTGAAGCACGGTTCGGATCCGGGGCGCTCGCTCAATCGCGAGGACCTCGACCGGATCTACGGCGATGCGGGCGGTACGGCGGCAGAACTGTTGCACCGCACCAAATATCGCGTCGACGAGCACGGCGAACTGCAGGCGCTGCTGGTACCCGTCCGCCGCGGCGAACCGGTGCCACGGTTGCGAGGCGCGATCGCCGACGACGCGACGCCGAATACGCACAGGCAGTTGTCGATCATGCGGAAACTGCTGGCGGCGACGCAGCGCGAGGGGCTGGCCGCCGATGATCCGCGGCTGTTGTGGCAGCGGGGGCAGGTGCGGCGCTATGAGCGCATCGTATCGGCGGCGTAGAGACTTCCCACCCCGATTCGGGGGCGGACGAGCAGGGCCGAACCCGGCATGGGCGAGACCTGACTGAAATACCGAATTCATTACCCGGCAAGGGATCACAACTGACTATGAGCAACCAGCACGCCGCAATCGAGGACACCGTCACCGAGGCCGAGGATTTCGTCGACGGCGACGAGGCCACCGACGCCGCGGGGGAGCAGGAGCTGAACCGCTACGGCTACCCCGACGCCACCCCGTTGACCGAGATGAGCATCGAACAGCAGGCGGCGTACTGGAAGCACAAGGCGCGCGTGCACGAACAGCGGTCCAAGTCCAAGCAGGCCGGTCACACCCCCGAAGAGGTGCAGGCCCTGCGTGAGGAGCTCGAAGCGCTGCGCAGCGCACAGCTGTCGGAATCCGAACGCGCACACGCCGACGCGGTCGAAACGGCCCGCATCGCCGGTCGCGATGAGGCCCGCGCGCAGCTGATGCCGCTGGTTCAGGAGGCGCAGCTGCGCGGTTACGCCTCCACCGTGATCAAGGGCGCCCGCCTGGACGGCTGGGTCGCGACGGTCAACGTGACCGCGTTCTGCGCCGAGGACGGCAGTGTCGACGGCGCGAAGGTGGTCGAACACCTGCGGACCCAGTACGGCGAGGAACCCGCGACGCCGAGCACCTACCCGAACTTCGGGCAGGGATCGTCCGGCGCGCATCCGGAGAAGTCGACCAAGTCCGACGGCCTGGCCGAGGCGCGACGCCGATTCACCAAGGCCGCCTAACTGTTTGGAGCATCCATGAGCAATATCGCAACCCGCGTCACCGGCACCTACAGCGGTGATTCGCGGGCATTCGTCTACGCCGACGTCTCCGGCCAGCCCGGGCGCGCGTCGGTGACGCTGGATATGAGCAAGTTCACCGCGGCCCAGCTGGCCGCCGGCTCGCTGCCCTCGGGCATCGTGCTGGGCAAGATCGACGCCACCGGCCTGTACGGGCCCTACGATCCCGCCGCGACCGACGGCCGCAAGGTTCCGGCCGGATTCCTGTGGAATGCGTTCACCCCCACGGGAACTCAGGAGGCCGCGCCGCTGTGGTTCGGCCCGGGTGCGATCAAGGAGAGCAAGCTGCCGACCGGCTCGGGCCTGGATGCGGGGGCGAAGACCGCGCTCGGCGCCTGGTTCAAGTTCTTCTGAACCGAATCCGCTTCTCCCACCATCGAATTGACAACTGAATACAGAGGCCACGAATGACTCTAGTCTTCGACGCCCCGGTCCATCCGGACTCGGCGACCGTCTTTGCCCGTGAAGTGCCGCTGCCCGCCGACCACAAGCTGGTCAACTTCCTGCCCGATGTGCTCGTGCAGGAACAGACCGTCCGGCTGGTCAACGCCACCCGCGTCAACCGCACCGCGTCGTTCCGCTCCTTCGACGGCAATATCCCGCAGCTCGAGCGCGATTACGTCGATACCCGCGAGGTGGACCTGCTGCCCATCAGCGTGCAGGGCATGAAGGGCGAACTCGAGCGGTTGCAGCTCGAACGCGCCCGGCAGAAGGGCGGTTCGCTGGCGGCGATCACCACCGCCATCTACGACGACATCACCCTGGCGGTCCGCGCGATCCGCAACCGCATCGAGGTGGCCCGCGGGGAGCTGCTGCACTCGGGCAAGATCCAGCTCAATGGCGAGAACGGCCTGTATTTGAACGCCGATTTCGGTGTTCCCGCAGACCATTTCGTCACCGCGGCCAAGCCGTGGTCGGATCCGGCCGCGACCATCGTGTCGGATCTGGCGGCCTGGGTCGACAAGTACACCCAGGACACCGGTTACGCGCCGGGCGGCATGATCATCAGCCGCAAGACCGCGTCGCTGCTGCAGCGCAACGCCGAATTCCGCACCTACGCGGCCAGTCTTGCGGGCACCCCGCAGCTGGTGTCGCGCAGCATGGTGAACAACATCCTCGACGACTTCAACCTCCCGGCCATCGCCGAGGTCTACGACACGGTCATCCGCGTCGACGGGGTCGACAAGCGCGTGATCCCCGAGGGCAAGGTCATCTTCGTGCCCCCGACCAACACGCTCGGCTCGGTGAAGTGGGGTATCACCGCCACCGCGCTCGAGCTGGTCAATGCCGCGCAGTCGGATATGAGCTTCGCCGACGCGCCGGGCCTGACGGGGGTGGTGGTCAAGAGCGGCCCGCCGTTCAAGGAGACCACCGTGGTCGACGCGCTGTGCCTGCCGGTCCTCGAGGACCCCAAGGCGCTGTTCGTCGCCACCATCGGCTGATCGGCAGCGCAGTGGCACAACTGATTTCGTATGTCTGCGTGCGCGACGCGGACGGCGCGGACCAATGGTTCGGGCCCGGCGACGCGGTGCCGGAGTGGGCGGTCGCGCAGATCGCCAACCCCGCCGCCTGGGATGGCGCTGTGGCATCCGCTGCCGCAGAACAGGAAGCGGGTTCCGGGCCGAAACGTCGTCCCCGCAAAGCCGCCACCGAGGGGGCCTAGCCGGTGGGTGTGTTCGCCACGCGTGCGGATCTGCTCGCCTCCTACGAAGGTGAGCTGACCGAACGCCAGATCGTCTGGGCGGAAACCAAGATCGTCGAGGCCGAGGCGCTGCTGATGACGCAGGTACCGCGGCTGGCCGTCGATCCGGCGACCCTGCCCGCGCTGGTGAAGGCCAACGCCACCCGCGCGGTCTGCGCGGCCGTGCTGCGCGTGGTGCGCAACCCCGCCGGTGTCGCCTACCAGGCCGCCGGCGGGTACACCACGCGACTGTCCGACAAGGCGTCGACCGGCGAATTGTTCTTCACCCCAGAGGAACTCGCGCCGCTGCGCAAACGCCGCCGCCGCTACGGAGTCGTAGGAATCGCGCCGGTGCGGTGGTCGGCATGATGCTGCCCACTCCACACGGCGAGACCGTGACCGTGTGGCGGCGTCCGGCCCGCGACCGGTTCGGCGACACCTCCTACGTCGAGCACCACGAAATCCGCTGTGCCGTCATTGATTTCGGCGACCAGGACGAACCCAACGCCAACGGCGTCGCGACCTCGAACCGGGAAATGGCCCGCTACGACGCGACGGCGTACGTGCCCGTCGGATCCGACGTGCTGGCGAACGACCTGATCGAGCTGGCCGACGGGGAGAAATACCACGTCATCGGGCGGCCGCAGCGGCCCAAGCATCCGGTGACGGGATGGACACCCGGGGTGATCGTCCGGTTGCGGCGGATCGAGGGATAGAGGCACCGATGATGTACCGCTTCGGCGCGCTGGTCTGGTACGGCGAGCAGGACCGCGCCCCCTCGGGCGCTCCGACCAACCCCGCGCTGGCCACGGTCGCCAGTAGTCCGCACATGGCCGCGGGCCTGTACGGCATCGCGCGCGAGGCCAGAGCGCTGTGGGCCGCTCGCGTCCCGCACCGGACCGGGAACCTGGCCAGCTCCACCAGCATCTACCCCGAACCGCTGAAAACCGTCGGTTCCGACGGCCGCCGCATCGCGGTCTCGTTCGACGCCCGCGCCGACTACGCCGCGGCGGTCGAATTCGGTCGCAAAAACCTTGCCACCCACGGCAATCGACGCCCGCCGGTGCGGACCCGTGTCAAACCCGGCCAGTTCCCGCCCCGCGTGGGCGGCCGCCACGTCCTCGGCGGCGACAACCGGCGGCTGCGATCGGTGGTCACCGATATCGAGCGCCTGTACGGCGGTCGATGATGGCCACCTTCCCCGACGCCGAAATCGTCCTGCTGGCCCTGCTCGACGACCTGGGCTGGACGTGCACCGCGCTGCCCGACCCCGCCGAATGGCCCACACTCATGCCGATCATCGCCGTGAACCGCATCGGCGGCGGCTGCCGCGACGGCATCACCGATCGCGCGCTGATGTCGGTGGTCGTCGTCGCCGACACCCGCGCCAAGGCCTGGGCCAGCGCGCACAGGGTCCGCGAACGCATCCTGTCCGCCGGGGCGACCAAGGCCGGTGGCGTGCTGATCGACTACACCGACGAGGAAGTCGGCAACACCCAGGAACCGGACCTGAACAGCGACAACAGATTCGTCGAATCCACCTATTGGATCAGCTTCCGCGCCCGGTAGAGACCCGTGATCACACAACTTCATACCTGCACCGGCTGCCGGAAAGCCCGGCCCGCCAACGAGTTCCACCGTAATGCGAGCAAACGCGACGGTATCGAACGGCGCTGCCGCGACTGCGCCGCCGATCGTAAACTTCAGGGCCGCTACGGCATAACGCGCGACGGCTATCGGCGACTGTTCGCCGATCAGGGCGGCGTGTGCGCGATCTGCGCCGAACCCGCCGAGGACGTGCCGCTGGTCGTCGACCACCAGCACGGCAGCGGTCAGGTGCGCGGACTGCTGTGCCACGGCTGCAATACCGGCATCGGACTGCTCAAAGACAATCCGGCGACGCTGTTGCGCGCCGCCGCCTACCTCGGAATACACAACTGAAAAGGGAGTCACCCCATGGTGGATACCGCCGCCCTGCGCAATCTTCAGCAGAGCCTGATCCGCAAGCCCCTCGCCGGCGCTGTCCTGCTGGCCCCGCTGTCGACGAATCTGCCCGCCGCGTTCACCGCCGGTGAGACCGCCGATCTGATCGACCTCAAGACCACCGGCTTCACCTCGCTGGGCCACGTCGCCAAGGACGGCGCTCCGGCGTTCACGCCCGAGACCGAGACCTCCGAGGTGGAGAGCTGGGGGCTACTGGAATCCGCGCGCACCGATATCACCAAGCGCAACACCAAGATCACCTGGACCGGGCAGGAAACCCACAAGGCGAATCTGGAGCTGTACCACAACCGGGACCTGTCGACGGTCACCTACGACAAGGTCACCGGCGAGACCTCCTTCGCCGACCCGACCGAACCGTCGCTCATGTACCACCGCGCGCTGTTCGTCGGCATCGACGGCGCGGGCGCGGACACCATCTACGTGATCAAGGTCGTGCCGAAGCTGACCATCGTCGAGGTCGCCGAACAGTCCTGGAAGCAGGACGAGGCGCTGTCCTACCAGTTCACCGCCCGCGCGAAGCTGGACGACAAGCTGGGTTACGCGATCAAGACCGTCTTCGGCGGCCCGGGCTGGAAGAAGATCGCCGCGGCCGCGGGCTTCTCCGCCTCGGTCTGACCCAACCCGCCGAAAGGTTTTCGCATATGTCCGCCACCATCATGATCTCGCCCGACAACGTCGAGGTCACCGCGCACAGCGCCGCCGAGATCAATAATCTGGCGTGCTCGGGCTATGTCCGCAAGAGTGGTACCAGCGCGGTCGCCCAGCCCGTCGAGGCCGACACCGAATCCGGTGACCGCAAGCCCAAGCCCGTCCTCCGCCCTGCCGGAAAGTAACGGGCGCAACACAACTCAATACCGGGAGTCGAGCACCATGGCCGCTGCGGCGAAAAGCACGCAGAAGAAGACCGTCGAATCCAAATGGGCGCGTCTGGTCCGCGAAGCGAAAAAGGACCTCAACCCGCCCAAGCCCTATGAATTCGACGCCTACGAGCCGCCGGTGCTCATCTCCCCGCCCGTCGGCATCGAACGCACCCTCATGCTGGCCCGCCTCGCCGACTCCGCGGGCATGGTCTCCGGCGAGGACCTGCCCGACATGATCGAGGCCCTGGTCGGCGAGGACGCCTTTCCCAAGGTGTGGGCCGTGCTGCGCGACGAGCCGATCGAGGTCACCCTGGCGCTGATCGACGACCTCAACCGCCACTTCAACGGTGGCGCCGACGCGGGCGCAGAGGAACTGCCGGGGGGCGAGTCGGCCTCGCAGTCCTGATCGAACGGCACTGCGAGGCCATCGAGTGGGATCTGCACGCCTACTGGGGCGTGGACCTACTCGATTTCTTCCGCGGCAGCCTGCCGTGGACCAAACTCTGGCGGTTCCTCGCCCAGGTCCCCGACGGCTCGCGCTACCGCGCCTCCCAGGCCATGGACCTCGACCTCGCCGAACACATCCTCGAAGTCGAGGATGAAACCGGCGGCGTGGCAGCGCAATCCGCCGACGAGGGCCCGATACTGCGGTCCTCGGCGGGCTACGACCTCAACGTCCAGGTGCTGATGACCATCGCGGACCTGATCCAGCAGCTCAACGCCACGCTGATCGCGGTCAACCTGCCGCCGGACAAGTCCCCGCCCAAGATCCATCCCCTGCCGCGGCCGGTATCCGCGGTCGAGGTCGTGCGCGCCCGACGTGAGCGCGCCGACCTCGCCACTCAACTCGAGGTTTTCGGCATCTGAACCGTTCCGCCTGACCTTCCGACCCAAAGGTTCGACACATGTCCTATATCGCTGGCCATATCAAGATCACCGTCAGCCCGGACATGAGCGGTTTCACCGAAGCCGTCGAGCGGGAATTCCGCAAAACCAGAAGCGATTCCGCCGCCGACAACGCCCGCGACGACAAAGCCGCCGTAGAACGCGGCCGGGCGCGCGGTAAAGCCGAAGGCGTCGCGCACGGCAAGGCATTCCAGGACGCCTCCGACCAACACACCCGCCCCGGCCGCGGCCGCGGAATGAACGAGCGGCTCGCCGACTACGAAAAAGAACTGCGCGAGCGCCGCAAGATCCGCCGCAAGATCGAAGACGACGACGAGCCCGTCCGGCAGCGCTCCCGCGCCGCCAAAAAAGACGCCGACTGGCTCGACGACGAAATCCGCAAGGAAGAGTCCGCGCGGCTGCGGCGCAATCGCACTCGCCAGGCCCGGCAGGAACGCGAGGCCGAGAACGACGCCAAACGCGCCGCCCAGCATGCCGAAAAACTCGCCCGCAACAGTGATCTCACCGCGCGCACCGCCCGCGAACGGCAACAGATCGCCGACGCACTCAACCCCGCGGGCCGAAACGCCCGAGGACGTCTGCGCGGATACACGCGGCACGTCCAGGAACAGATCCTCTCCGCGGGGCAGCTCACCCAATTCAGCAACAAACAGGCCGACGCCTGGCGCAAGGCCGCGGCCGCCCAGGACCGTGCGTCGGCCGACTACGCCAAAGCCGTGCAGGCCTCACGAAAAGCCGATCGCGATGTCGACAACGCCATCGACGACCTGGCCCAGCAGCGCGCCACCAATGCGTCGAGGCGGCAGGTCGGTCGGGCCGAGAATCGGCTCGACAATGCGCTGGACAATCAGCGGCTTGCCAATGACCGCAAGGCTGTTGCAAAGGATGCGGTCACTCGGGCTCGGGCGGAGGCCGATCGGGCGGGGAGTGAGTTCCGGTCCGCGCACGCACTGTCGTCCTACGATCAGACGCGACTCGACGCGATCGTCAGAAATGTCACCGCGCAGGCCCGCCAACGCCGCGACTTCAACTCCGGCACAGCCGATTCCGATTCCAATGTCATCGGCATCGCCAACCGCAACGCCGATCTGCTCAAACGCCGAGGCGCGAACCGCAACGATCAGAACGCCGCGCAGACCGCCATTGCCGCTGCCGCCGAACTGGACAGCGCCGAACGCAAGGTGTCCCAAGCGGAGATCGAACGGACCCGCGCGCAGGAACGGCTCACCCGTGCCGCGGTCGCCAAACACCAGGCCGACGCGCAGTCGATCACCGACGCCACCCGCCTGGCCGCGATCAACAACGAACTCACCAACGCCATGCGCGCCCGCGATATCGCCGAGGCGCGCGTCTCCACGACGAAGCACTACCGCGACGTCGCGGCCACCCGATACCAGGGCGCCGACAGATCGCTGCGAGATCGCGAAAACGTCAGCCCCGTACTCCGGGCAATGGAACGCGTCGGCTCCGGACTCGAAAGCCGTTGGGGCGCACTCAACGACAAGCTGATCTACATGGGCCGCTACCTGTCCTCGGTCGGGCAGATCGCGATGTCCTCCGCGGCCGCGCTGGCTGCCTTCGGCGCGGTCAACCTGCTGCCGCTGATCTCGTCACTGGGCCAGGCCCTCGCTGCGCTGTCCTCGCTCCCCGCGGTGATCGTCGCGGCGGGAACCGGTATCGCCGCGATCGCCGTTGGCGGGCACGGCCTGTTCTCCACACTCAAAGCCGCGGGCCAGGCCAGCAAATCAGCGACCGCCGACGCCGAGTCCGCCGCCGAGAAGCAGACCGACGCCGACCGCCGAGTTCGGGAGTCCGGCGAGAACCTTGCCACCGCGCGCCGCGACGCCGCGCGCACGGCCGCCAGTGGCGTCAGACAGATCGTCGATGCCGAGAAATCCGTCCAGAGCGCCCAGCGCACCAGCGAGGACGCGCAGAAATCACTGACTCGCGCCCGCAAGGACGCCGCGGAGAAGATCAAAGACCTCAACGACGCCCTCAAAGGCAACGCGCTGTCCGAACGCGGCGCGAAACTGTCGGCGCTGCGTGCCGAGAAGAACCTGTGGAAAGTCTCGGCGGATCCGGATTCCGACTGGCTCGACATCGCCGAGGCCGTCCAGGCCCGCGATGAAGCGAACTACAACGTCGAACAGGTCCAGGCGGCCAATCAGAAGAAACTCGAAGCCGCCACCGAGGCCAATGCCAAAGGCGTGGAAGGCGACGACCAGGTCGTCGAGGCCAAACAGGCTCTGATCGACGCCAATTCACGCCTGGCCGAAGCGCAGGAGCGAGTCGGCGAAGTCGTACAGCAGGTCGCCGACGCCAACGACGACGCCAACCGGCGCGCCGAACGAGCGGTCGAGTCCTATAACGACGCCCTGCGCGAACAGCAGAAGGTGCTGGACACACTCGGAAAATCCGGGGCCGCCAAGACCTTCGCCGAGGAATACCGGAAGCTCTCACCCCACGCCCGCGACCTGGTGGACCAGGTGCGATCGCTGGGACCGGAGTGGACCAAACTGCGCACCACCGCCCAGGACGCGCTGACCCGTGGACTCGGCCAGGCATTCACCGACGTCGCCACCAAACAGCTGCCGCTGATGCGCATCGGATTCGCGGCGATCAACAACGAAATCAACGCGGGCCTCAAACAGAGCCTCGCCGTCTTCGGCAGTAATAAAGCCCAGCTGGACTATTCGGCATTCCTGGGCAACACCACCTCCGGATTCCGGAACCTGATGCAGGCCGCCGCGCCCCTCTCCCGAATCTTCATCGACCTGTCCACCGCGGGTTCCGCTGTCCTGCCGCGACTGGGCCAAGCCCTGTCCGACAGCGCATCACGCTGGGCCGACCGTATCGCTGGAGCCCGCGAAACCGGTGAACTGAATGCCGCCATCGACCGCGGCATCGAGAAGATGAAGCAGTTCGGTCACGTCATCGGCAATACCTTCGGCGGCCTGCGCGGCTTCTTCCAAGCCCTGCGCGGCGAAGGCGACGGACTGCTCGCCACCCTGGATCACTCCACCGCGCGATTCGAAGCCTGGACGAAATCCGCCGAGGGCGCGAGCTCGATCCAACGCGTCTTCGCGGCGATCAACGAAAAGGCCGGGCAGGTCTGGTCGATCATCAAGTCGATCGTCTCCTCGGTTGCCTCGATCGTCGCTCCGGTGGCGGACAACTTCGGATTCACCCTGACCGTCGCCGAGAAATTGGCATCGGCGATCGCCAAGATCGTCGATGCCCTCATGTCCTTCGGCCCCACGGCCAAGCTGATCGAGGGCGTACTGACCGTCTTCGCGGCCATGTACACGCTGAGATCTCTGAGCACGGTATTCACAGGTATCAAGTCCGCCGCGATGACGGCCTACACCGGCATCGGTGTGGCGGCAATCAATGCCCGCCAGAACATGACCGGCTACTTTACGGGAATTCGTGAAGAGTCCCGCAGCACCTACCAGCTCATGCGGGGACACCAGGCAGACCACGTCGAAGATGCCAGGGGGCGCTACAGCCAGTTGCAATCGCGGGCCGGCGCAGCCTTCTCCGGTATCCAGACCGCGGCCACCAGCGCTCTCGGCGGCGTTCGCTCGATGACGAGTTCGCTGGTCAGTGCGATGGGCGGCTGGTTCAATGTCGTGGCGATCGCGGGTGTGCTGGCTTTCACGCAGATCTCCAGTGCCATATCCGGTTTCAACGACAAGGTCGCCGCGGCAAAGAAGGATATGCAGGAGGCGCAGCAGTTCGACCTGAAGTTCAAGCTCGACCTGAGCAAGGCGCTCAACAATTCGGACGGCCTGGTCGACGAGCAGGTCAAGGGGGTCATGCTCCAGAAGGTCGAGCAGTATCAGAAGACACTCGACTCCGCGATCTCGAAGAAGACCAGTTTCGCCGACCAATACGGCGAGCAGTGGAAAGACACCGACTGGTGGAATGTCGGTGAGCACCTGATCAATCTGATCGGTGGCGATATGGCCATCGGCGGTCTACTCGGTGGGACGGGTGGAGCTGCTCCGGATTCCTACAAGCTGGACCAGGCCGCCGACGCCGCCAAGGCGGTCAAGGATCGGTTGTCGGATCTGAAGATCACCAATGAAGGCCTGACCTCCGCACTGACCGGTTCGAATATCGAATGGGACAGATTCAAGGTGCGCCTGCTCGACGGCAGTGAGGGCGGCCGAATCGCGGCCGAGCAGTTGCAGAGGACTCGCGACGAGTTCGTCGAATCGCAGAAGACCGCATCGCGGCTGCGTGACACCATCGACGAGTTGAAGTCGAAGAACCTCGAAGCCGCCGATGCGGTCGAGAAACTGACCAGTGTTCTTGCGCGCCAACGCAAGAACAATATGACCCAGGACGACGCGAAGTCCCAGGCCTTCAGCGCGCTGGACGAGCTGAACAACTTCAAGCCGGTCGAGAACGGCGGAACGGTCTTCGAAGGCGACCAGATCAACCTCCGGAGCGAGAACGGCCGACGATACCGCGCTCTGCTGCTGTCGGTCGCGGGTGGCTACGACCAGTTGGCCTCGGCGTCGTATCAGGCTTCATTGAGTGTCAACAACAATGAGGGTGCGGCGGCCGTCGCCGCTCAGAACGCTACGCAGGTGATCACCGACTCGGTGCGGGAACGAATCGCCGCGTACGTGGGCGAGGGTCAGGCACTGGAGAACCTGATCACTCAATATCAGCTGGGTCCGAACAGCCTCCAGCAGCGCATCGATGCCGCGCGCGGCGGTAATCAGGCGGTGGCCACCGCGGTCGATCCGACCGTCCCCGCTTCGGTAGCGAACAACCCGACCCTCGCGGCGTTGTTTCCCGCTCTGGTCCCAGGTGTTCCGCAGAACACCCAGCCGGGCGGCTTGTCCTCACTGTTCCCAAGCCTGCCCGCAACTCAGCCCAATCAAGTCGCGCCACAACCCGCGCCGCAGTCGGCCGTTCAGCAGCCGAATCCCGCGCCCCAGGTGGTTCCCGTTCAGCTGAAGGTGCCCGACTACAGCGGCAGCCTGCAGGCCTACAACGATTACGTCGCCGCTGTCGAGGCGGGCTACAACCAGAAGCTGTTGCCCGCTTTCACCGGATCCATCGATAAGGCGAACGCGCTCGGCACCGCGGTCTCGGGTGCCGCCGATACCGCCAAACCCGCGTTCGAGCTGATCACCGGTTATGTCAACGGTTTGAATATCGTGTTCGGCGACAACCTCGGTGACCAGAACGGTGCGCTGAAAGCGTGGAAGACGCTCTACAACACCATGGGTATCGATATCACCGCGATGTCGGACACCATGTTTCCGAAGCTCGTACAGGCGCTGACCGATCTGGGGAACCAGTTCAACACAACCCAGTCGGGGATCGCGACGAGTTTCGGCGGGATCAAACGCGGCGTCGCCGAACCGATCAACTGGCTGATTCAGAACGTCTTCAACGGCGGTCTGAAAAACGCGTGGAACGCTGTGCGGCAGGTGATTCCGTCGCTGCCGGAGTGGACGGTCACCGTCGAGCCGATCACCGGTTATTACTCCGGCGGTGTCATCCCCGGCTACACCCCGGGGCGTGACACCCAAGTCATCGCGGTCGGCGGCGGCGAGGCCATCCTGCGCCCCGAAGTCGTGCGGGCGATCGGCACCGATTGGGTGCACGGGGTAAATTCGGCGGCGCGGACCGGCGGCGTGGACAAGGTTCAGCAGCAGTTGGGCGGACGATTCGCGGGTGCCTTCGCCGACGGCGGCATCGTGGATACGATGAAATCGGCCATCCAGGAACGCTTCCCGGGAATGCAGCTGACCTCCGGCTACCGCAATGAGCCGGGCAGCTATCACTCTACCGGTCAGGCGGGGGATTTCTCCGACGGCACCGACGACACCCCCGGCATGCAGCGGCTGGCCGCGTGGATCGCGTCGAACTTCCTCGGCTCCACCATGGAGCTGATCCATCAGCCGTTCAATCACAACATCAAGAACCGTGCCTATGTCGGCGACGGCAATTCGGTGTACGGCCCCGCGACGATGGCCGAGCATCGCAATCACGTGCACTGGGCGCTCGCGCAGGCGCTGGGCAGTGCGGCGGGAACCACGATTCCCAATGAGGCGTGGGACGGGTTGTCGGCGGCGATAGGGCAGGTGCAGCAGTTGCTGTGGCAGCCCATGTCGCAGTTGACGGCCTCCATGCCCGATTGGGGTAGCGCGGGGATGGCGCAGATTCCGTCGAAGATGCTCTCGACGGTGATGTCGGCCGTCTCGGAGATGGTCGGCAAGTCCAGTGACGTAGGGCTGACGCCGTTCGATATCTCCGCGGGCGCCGCGCAGTGGCGGCCGAATGTGATTGCCGCACTGGAGCGCGAGGGCTGGGCGGCCGATGAACGCAATATCCGGCTGACGCTGGCGCAGATCCAGTCCGAATCCGCAGGCAATCCGAATATCACCCAGCAGGTCCAGGATGTGAACTCCGGCGGCAATGAGGCCATAGGTCTGCTGCAGGTCACCCCCGGTACCTTCGCCGCCCATCGCAATCCGGCGCTGCCCAACGATCGCACCAACCCGGACGCGAATATCAGTGCGGCGCTGCGGTATTACCGCAGCCGCTACGGCAACGACCTCGGCGCGCAATGGGGTCAGGGACACGGCTACGACCAGGGCGGCTGGCTGCCGCACGGCGGTTGGGGATGGAATCTGTCGGGCAAGGCCGAGCCGGTATTCACCAACGAGCAGTGGCAGCTCATGACCGCGCAGCTGAGTGAGTTAGCCTCTGCGGTACCGGGTTTGGGCAAGATGACGGTGCCGACCGGGCCCGCGGAATTCGTCGACAATCTGCGCAAGGTCGTGGCGGCCGCGGGCAAGGCGATTGCCGATCTGGTCCAGGCGCGCGATGCCGCTACGGCGAAGCTGAACCAGAAGGGCAGTACGCCGCAAACCTCACCGGATGCCAGCGGCGGCGGCACGCAGGCCAAGGTCGATCCGAACACCGTCGATCAGGCCAAGGACGGCCTTGCCACCGGCGAACTCAACACCGACGCGGTGCCCACCGGCAACCGCGACGGCGACATCACCCCGACCAACCCGGACCCGGAATCGGCCGCCACCGGCCTCGCCCAGGGCTCCCCGGCCACGGGTACCGACCAGAGCGACAATTCGGGCACCCTCGGCAACCCGACCCCGGCATCCCCGGGCGACCCCGCGGGTGCGACCCAGCCGCAGAAGAACACCCAGGACGCTGCCGACGAGGCCTACCGCACAGCGGCCATGACCACCCGCGATCCCCAGCACTACCAGCAGATCTGGGATACCGCGGGCAAGAGCTTCCTCAAATCCACCTGGAACCAGTTCACCTCCGACCTGGGCATCACCGGCAACGGCTTCCTCTCCCAGATCGTGTCCGCGGGCCAGAGCTCCGACAACCAGCTCAACCAGGTCATCACCCATGAGCTGAACAAGAACGACACGGTCAAAGCCGTCCAGAAGGCCATCGCCGACGCGCCGCGGGTGGTCGAGGAACACATCCACTATCACGTCACCAATATCGAAGAAGCATTGCGTAAGAACGCGATTCGGCAGCGTCAGAACGCGGCCGCGTTCATCGCGCGCTGAGCCGACCACCGACAACCGAATAGGCGAATACTGCTGTGGACAACCGCACGCTCGTGGAGATCGAAGGCTGCAACGGCAGCTGGTTCACGATTTCCGGGCCCGGCATGGGCGACCAGGGCATCATCCTGGGAACCGATCTCGAAGGCATCTACGACGCGCCCGTCAAGACCATCTACACCGAGCATGCGCACCAGATCGGCGCGAGTTACGCCGGAATGCGATATCTCAAGCGCGACATCGTATTCGGAGTGTGGATCGACGGATTCAACGGTGACACCTGGCAGTTCAACGACAGCGAGTGGCGCAAGGCATGGTCCTACGACCGGGACACCAAGATCTGGGTCACCACCCAGGAGTCGGGCCGCCGCTGTCTGAAGGCGCGACTGTCCGAACAGCCGCAGTTCAAACCGGAGAAGGATCCCAACCTCACCAAATCCGCGCGCGTGGTGATGACCATCGTCAGCGGTGACCCCTGGTGGTACGAGGAACGCGACTACACCAGCACCTGGGTATTGAGCTCGGGGACGTCGGGCTCGGGCACGGTGACCGTCGACAATCCCACCGATCAGCCGGTGTGGATGAAATGGGTGCTCCAGGGCGGCGCGCGATGGACGATCCCCGATTTCAGCTTCGGCGACAACACCTTCGGACGTGCGGTACAGGACAAGGACCGCAAGATACAGATGCCCAAACAGAAGCCGGGCCAGGAATTCCGCATCGACACCGATCCGCACGAGGATATGCTGCGCGACCCGGCGGGCACGCAGGTGTGGTCACTGATGGGCGGCGTGACATTCAACTACCCACTTCCCGCCTACACCACGAGGATTCAGCTGCCGGTGTCGGTGGCCGAAGCCGACGCCGGAGTCGGCGTGCAGGTGCGGTGCGCGCGCGCGTGGAGCCGACCGTGGGGGCTGGAATGAGCGTCCCCACAGTCGATTTCGACGCGGTCTATGAACGATTCCGCGCCAACGCCGCCGATGAGCGGTTCCGGCGGCTCGCACCGCCGCTGGTGCGAATCTGGGACGGCAACTGGCAGCTGCGCGGCCGGGTCACCCGCATCGTGTCCGCGGAGATCAACGAGGTCAACAACGACACCGGCATGGCCACGATCGAACTGCCGCTGGACTATTGGATCAGCGATTGGGTGGTCAACCTCGAGAAGCGGACGTCGAATATCCACCTGACCGTGGACAAGGACAATATTCGCTGGTCGGGTCGGATGGATTCGTTCACCGTCCGCAAGAACGCCGACGGTTCGGGTGTGCTGGCGCTGTCGTTCAAACACGACTACGAAGAACTCAAACACATCATCTGCTATCCGAATCCGTTCCTGCCGCCGGAGGTGCAGTTCCCGAAGTTGTGGTTCTGCTTCGGCCCGGCCAAGTGGGCGCTGAAGCTGACAGCCCACTTGAACATCATGCGGCTCAACGGCAAGTTCTGGGACCTCAGCCCCGACCCCATGGATCCCGCCTACTGGCCCTCCGACGGCCGCTCCAGCTGGTCGATGGTGGTCAAGCCCGATCCGATCGGAATCGACAATTCCCTTCCCGCGCTGGTGATCTCGCGCATGAAGTCGCTGCACGACGCCAGTAAGAAGATCGTCGCCGACGCCCAGTTGACCTGGACCTTCCGCCGATTCCTCCCCGGCGACCCCGAACCGTGGCCCGGCGCGAACCTGCGCTACGGATGTCTGGTCATCGACCTCGAGGACCGCTCCGGATTCACCAAGGGCACCAGCTTCTTCGGCGATCTGTTCGGCGGCCTGGTCCGCGCGTTCGTCAACCTCGGCTCCGACGGCCTGAAAGAGGGCATCGACATCATCGACGACCCCTCGATACCGGCCGAATACCGCGACCCCGACTTCAAAGGCACACTGCCGGAAGCACCCTGGGTGATCTACCGCGACGGCCCGCACACCGGCATCCAGACCAGCGAGTTCACCGTCAAACCCGCCACCGACGTCGGCGTCATCGCGGGCGGCCACTCACCGGCGGGCGTGAACGAGCTGATCGGCGCGGCCATCCAGACCGTCGGCGACCTCATCGCGGCCGCGGTCTTCGTCCCGCCGATCGGCGGCGCGCTGGACCGGATCCTGGCCCCGCTCTACACCGATGTGCTGTTCAGCTTCGGCAAGTGGGGATTTCCCGACCGCAAGGCGAAACTCGGCTGGTCGCACTATCACGAGCATTTCCAGGAGGGCGCGGACAAGGCCTACAGCCTCGGCTGGCTGCTGGCGATGCGCGCCGGGCAGTGGGCGACCCGGGAGACGACCAGTCATGAAGTGGTGGTCGCCGATGGTGCGCCGTACCATATCGGTGGCCGGGGATTCGGACATTTCTACCTCGGCGACCGCGTCGGCTCCACCGTGCGCGGTATGGCCCCGGGCCGCGTATTCGTCGACCGCGTCACCCAGGTGTCGCTGGCATGGAACCGCGAGCAGGCGCCCGGCTGGAAGATCACCGTCGGCCAACGCGAAGACCAGGACCCCGTGATCAAGGCATGGGAGCAACTGCGCGAAATCCTCAGCCTGATACAGGATCTCGGCGTGCTGTGACCGAAAACTGAATAGAGGACATACGTTTCGATGTTGAAGACCATCGAGGACACCGATTTCGACGACCCCGAAGACCACTTCGCGGCCGCCTTGCAGAACGTCCCGGGACTAGGCCCCGGCGGTGTGGCGATCCCGCTGGCCTGGGCGCAGATCATCTCCAAACACCTGGTCGAATGCGGATATGTGTTCGCGCCCTGGCTGCGACGGCTGGCCGACGCGGACGGCAGGATCGACGTGAAGAATCTGCCCGAGCAGACCAAGAAGCTGCAGCGTCCGGCGCGCGGCCCGAACCACGCGTGGAATCCCGCGGTGCGCTGGGTGCCCATGGACACCCCCGATCCGGAACCGGTCGTGCTGCCCGACGTCAACACCCTCACCGACCAGGAACGCGGTGCGCTGCTGGAGATGTTCCGCGCCCGCGGCGACCTGCCCGAGCCGGTCCTCGACGACGACATCGCCCGTGTGATCGAGGGCTGAGCCTGTCCCGACACCGAGGGAAACATCTACCACCCGCCCGAACGGCAGGTGAGAATCGGGAGACAACCGGCCGCGATCTCCCCGCGGCCGCAGCTGTCTCGCCGTCGCTGCTTCCCGCACAGGTTCGTTGGAGTTCCCCGTTGATTCGATGCATGCCCCTGAAACAAGGCACCTACACGATCGCCTCCGGGTTCGGAATCCGCGGTGGCAGCATGCATTACGGCCTGGACTTCGCCGCCGCCGACGGCACTCCGATCTACGCGGCGCAGGCCGGAACCGTTGCCTATATCGGGCCGGCGCAGGGCTTCGCGCAATGGATCGTCCTCGATCATCCGGCGCAGGCGGGCGGCGGCACCACGGTGTACGGGCACATGTGGGACGCGCACGCCACCGGATTGAAACTGGGTGATTGGGTCGCGGCCGGACAGCTGATCGCCTACGTCGGCAACAATGGCGAATCCAGTGGCCCGCATTGCCATTTCGAGGTACACCCGAGCGTGTGGCGGCCGGGCTCGCAGATCGACCCGGCGCTGTGGCTGGCCGGTGCGACCGAACCGGGCGCTCCGGTGCCGCCGCAGCCGCAGACCTACTTCGGTATCGATATCGCCTCGTATCAGGCCGGGCTGGATATGGCCGCGGTCAAGGCCGAGGGCTTCGCCTACGTGCTGGCCAAGGCCACCGAGGGCGACAGCTACGTCAACCCGTTCTACTGCGAGCAGCGCGACGGTGCGCGCGCGGCCGGAATGCTGTTCGGCGCGTATCACTATGTGCGCGAGGGCAGTTCGGCCGCAGCGCAGGCCGAGCACTACGCCGCGGCCGAGCCGGACCGGGCGATACCGGTCATGCTCGATGTCGAAATCGGCTCCGGTGGTGTGGAACTCGTCCGTGAATTGGTCGCCGAGTTCACCGCCCGCGGCTACCGCGTCAATCTGATCTACCTGCCCAACTGGTACTGGTCCGGCAATCTGGGCAGCCCCGACCTCACCGGCCTGCCGCCGCTGATGTCGTCGAACTACGTCGACGGCTCCGGCTACGCCGCCACCCTCTACCCCGGCGACACCCATCGCGGCTGGAACGGCTACGGCGGCAATTCCGTCGCGGTGTTCCAGTTCTCCGACAGGGGCCTGGCCGCCGGACACGCACTCGACGTCAACGCCTTTCGCGGCACACCCGCCGAACTGGCCGCCCTGTTCGACACCCAGGAGAACGACTTGCCCTACACACCCGAAGATCTCAAAGCGATCGTCTTCGACTGCCTGAAGACCTACGTCGGCCCGATGGGCAGCGATATCAAAGACATTCGCTTCGAGCTGACCGGCGGCCGCGACTCCGGCCAGTACCCGGGCCATCCGTCGCTCTACGACATCCGCGCGGGCAAACCCGGCGCGGAAGTGTTCCACGGCACGGTCACCCGCTTCATCCAGGAACTCGACGCCAAGGTCGAAACCCTGTCCCGCGAGAACGCGGTGCTCGCCGAGAGGCTCACCGAACTGCTCGCGCGCCCGATCGCGGCCCCCACCACCGATACGGAGAATTCCCATGGCTGATGTTTTCACCAAGGCCGGTCTCGTCGACGCCGGTAAGCGGGCGCTCAAGACCTTCGCCCAGACGCTCGCGGCCTCGCTGGCCGTATTCACCGGTGTGCTGGACACCAACTGGACCGCCAGCCTCGGCGCGGCCGGTCTCGCGGCCCTGATCTCGCTGCTGCACAACATCGCCGGTGACGCGGCCGCCTCGGGTCAGGTGCGGTAAGCCACCGTGCCCGACACCCATCCGTGGGTGGTGTGGGCCTCGGTCGTCGTCGCGGTCATCACGATCGCGGCGGCGGCCGTGCCGAAGGTCCGTGAACTCCTCCGCCCGCTTCTCGACTTCATCTACGGATTCCGTGTGAGCCGCATCAAGCGTCAGGCCCGAATCGAGGCCGCCGCGGCGGTCCTCAACGATCAGCGCGTCGAACTGCTCTCAGTCCAATTGTCCGGCGTCGCCGCGCAGTTGGACGGCGTGCTGCGCCAGTCGAGAGAGGATGCCATTCGCTATCAAACCGAAATTGCCTCCCTGCGTACCGAATTGGCGGATACCAAACGTGAGCTCGCCGCCAGTCGAGTCGAAATCGCGGCGCTGCGAGCCGAATTGGCAGAGTATCGAGGAGCGCAGGCGTGACATTCCCGGTAGGCAATCCGCCCGACGGCGCGTTCCAGGTCGGGTCGAAGTTCGGTAAGGACCTCAACAAGGACACCGCGGTCGCGATCATGACCGGGGGCATCAAGCAGAAGTTCACCGATGTGCGCGGTACCTACAAAGATCAGGTCGAGGATCCGATCAAGGACAAGCCGTCCCTGTCGCAGGTGCCGGTCGGATCGCCGATGTGGCAATCGTTTCGGGCGAACGAGGACACCACCTTTCCCCGCACCCAGCTGACCTTCGGCGCCGCCTCGTCGACCTCCTCCGGCGGCGGCAGCAACAACAGCCACACCCATTCGCTGCGTGTCACGCCGGACTATCAGCCCGCCGGACACGGCGCGAGTTACCTCGAACTGGGATACATCCAGGCCCAACGCGACCGAACCTACACCGAGGTCGGATTCATCACCGGCGGATCGGTGACCGCCTTCGGAATCGGCGGCTTCTACATCGGGGTGTATTCGGTCGACACCGCGACCGGCAACCTGACGCTGCTCAATCCCGTCTCCGCGGCGGTGGATATGAAGGGCAGTTTCGGTGCGACCAATACCGAATACCGGTTCAACCTGGGCACCGCGCTCACCGCCAAGCAGGGCGATGTGTTCGCGATCGGACTGCTCCAGGTCACCGCCCTCGGGCAGACCTGCTCGTCGCTGCTGTGCATCACGATGAACAACATCACTCCGCCGCAGATCAGCTCGGCGTTCCCGCGCAAGAACTACTGCTACGCCGGTGGTTTCTCCGCGATTCCCGCGGCGATCGGCGAATCCGCGCTCAACTACAACGAATCGAACAAGGTCCCCTTCTACGTACTGCGATAGGTTATGGCCGACAAGCTCAAGCACATCAAGAATTTCTTCGTCGCCAATGTCCTCGACGGCTTCGGATCCCGCCGCTATATCGGGCATCACGATCTGGATCCGGCGCGCAAGTACATCCACAACTATGCGGTGCCGGGACTGTATGCGGCGATCATGACCGACGATCCCGACTACGACCCGCAGGGCGCGCCGACCGAGGCCGCCACGAATGCGGCGACACTGGCGTGGGTCAGCGACCTGCAGCGCGATATGCAGTCGCTCGGACGCATCGACCCGCATGGGGACCTGTATCTGATGATGTGCACGCCGGGCGCTACCGGCTGTTTCATGGACGACCTGTATGCGGCGTTGGATGCCGACGACCCGGGCTGGCGGTCGCGATGACCGCCCCCGGCCAGATCGGACTGCCGCCGCCGGTCGGCACGATGAACCTGAAGAAGTTCTCCGGCCTGGAATGGCAATTCCGTTGGTATGCAGGCGAATTCCCCGCCGGAGCGCAGCTGTATCTGCTTGTCGGCGACGACGACACCCCGCAGCGCTGGGATTTCACCATCTCCGGTGATATGGCCACCATCGCCATCAAACCCGAAGTGACCGCGGCCATTCCGGACCGGACCGCCTTCTACCTGATGTTCAAGGCCAATGCCGCGGCGCTGCCTGTCCAGTTGGAAATGGGCAAGGTCAAACAGTGGAAGGCCAAATGAGCGCGCCCCTGATCATCGGCCTGCCGCCCGCCACGCCCGCCCTCGGCCCGGGCACGATTCCCGCTGGGGGAGTGCTGGTTCCGGTCGCCGGACGCGACGGCCACGGCATCAGCTTCACCGGTGTCAAGAACACCTACGCCGATCTGCCCACCGGGCTCGGGCCCGGTGACAACGGGGTCTGCTACCTCGTCCTCGAGGACAACCTCGCCTACTTCTGGAACGGCGCGGCCTGGCCGGCCAAAGGCAAAGGCGCGCCGATCAAGGGCGACCAGGGCGATCCGGGCCGGGGCATCGACTCCATCACCGCCACGCCTGCGGGCCTGCGCTTCGCCATGACCACCGGCGTGACCCCGGTCGACGTCGCGGTGCCCGCCCTGACCAACGCCACCCAGGCCGCCGCCACCGCGACCAGCAAGGCCGACGAGGCCCTGACCTCGGCCGGACTCGCCACCAACGCGGCCGCCGCCGCCGATACATCGGCCCGCAATGCCGCCAATTCCGCTACCACCGCGGGCACTGCTGCGAGTACCGCGAACAGTGCGCGAGACCAGGCCACTACCGCGGCGACCAACGCTGGTTCCGCCGCGGACAAGGCAGCCGGATCGGCTTCGGCCGCCGCGAGCTCGGCCACGACCGCCGACGGTGCGCGCGCCGCGGCCCGCACGGCCGCCGATGACGCTGTCGCTTCGGCGAATTCGGCCAGTGCCGCCCGCGCCGACGCCCAAACGGCCCGCGACACCGCCAAGACTTCCGCCGACTCGGCCACCGATGCCAAAACCAATGCCGCGGCGTCGGCGGCCGAGGCCAAACACTGGGCCGAGCACGCCGCCGAAACCGTCTCCAGCGGGATTCCCAACGCGGACAAGACGATCAAGGGCGGCATCATGCTGCCCGGCGGCACCCCCGGCGAGTTGGGCGGCACCTTCGAACATCCCGTGGTCGTCGGCTGGTCCGGTAAGGCCGACGTGGCCAGTGTCGACGCCAAATACACCCGGCCCGGCAACGGCATCCCGGCCACGGATCTGGCTGCGGCTGTGCAGACCTCGCTCGGGCACGCGGACTCGGCCTATCAGAAACCCGCTGCAGGAATCCCCAAGGGCGACTTGGACTCTGCGGTGCAGACCTCCCTCACCCGCGCCGATACCGCCGTGCAGGTCGATGGCACCGGCAAGATTTCGGCCGCGATCATGCCCGCCATCGCGGTTACGGAATTCCTCGGTGCGGTGTCCGGTGAGTCCGCGATGCTCGCTCTGAGCGGGCAGCGGGGAGACTGGTGCACTCGCACCGACAAGGGCACCGACTGGCAGCTCATCGCCGAACCCGCAGGGCAGCTCGCGAATTGGCGCGAACGCACCTACCCGGCCTCTCCGGTGTCCTCGGTCAACGGCCGCACCGGCGCGGTCACCACGGCCTCCGTCGATATCACCGACGCCACCAGCGTCGGGCGTGCGGTCCTCATCGCAGCCACCGCCGCCGCGGCGCGCTCGACCCTTGGTGCGGGTACTTCCAGCCTCACTCTCGGCACTATCGCGGGGACGGCCGCCGCCGGGGACGATGCGCGGCTGTCCGATCAACGAGTGCCTGTCGACGGCAGTGTCACCAATGTCAAGATCGCCGGTGGGGCCGCGATCGCATTGTCGAAGCTGGCGACCGGATATGTTGCCGGACAAGATACTTCGGGTCCCCGAACGCTCACCCTCTGGGTCGGTACCGAGGCGCAATTCAACGCGATCGCCACCAAGGACGCCAACACCCTCTACCTGCGGACTGCCTGATGGGAGCCAGTCTCGGCACGGTCGGTATCACGAAAGTCGCATTGGGCGGCAACGATATTCAGAAGATCAGCCTTGGTGCGATCGACGTGTGGAGCGCGGTCGTTTTCATTCCCGTCGGGGCGACGGTCGGCACCGCGGCGACCTCCGGATCGCCGTTCGCGCTGATGCAGGGCTGGAAGGCCGATCCGAAATATCCGGGGTCGGCCGTGGCGTCCAACAAGCTGGTTGTCCCGGCCGCAGGGAAGGGCGTCACCATCGCGGCCTCGGTCATCTGGTCGGCGACTTCGAGTTACAAGCAGGACGTCACCATGCGCCTGACCCTCGACGACAAGCCCGTCGGCGCGGCGGGTCGAAAGGTCTCTGCGCCCGCGTGGGGGAGCGTCACCGCCGAGGTCGTCGCCAGCGGTATCGACGTCAAAACGGGCAGCGTCGTCGGCGTCGAGGCGCTCGGTGAGTCCATGTTCGGCAACGGTCCCACCGCGCAGGTCAGCGCCAGCTCCTACCTGCGCGTGTACCTGCCCACCCCGCTCGTCAGAACCTAGACCTCCATCTCGCATTGGAATCGTTCCATGGCAATCAGCCTCGCGGCCACCGGCATCGCCAAAGCCTCCCTCGGCGCTGCCGCCATCCAGAAGATCAGTCTCGGCACGACGCTGCTGTGGAGCGCCGGGACCAATGTGAACGACAACTTCAATCGCGCCAGCCTGGGTGGCAACTGGACCACTGCGGGATACAACGACGAACCCGCCGTGCCGACACTGAATTCCAATAGATTCCACGCCGGGGAACCGGCCGGATTCCTCTCCGGCTACGAGATGGCCGCCGGCTACACCGCCACGGCCGCACTCACCGACAACCATGCCGTGCGCGTCACCATCGCCACCGCGCTCACGGCCGAACAGGCCGGACTGATCGTGCGCGCCAACGCCGGCCTGAAGGACATGGTCATCGCCAAGATCACCACCAGCGGTGACAAGTCCGGCATCTGGACCATGGACGCCGGTGATCAGACGCGGCAGAAAAGCGCCGCCACAACCAGTTTCAAACCCGGAGATATCGCCGAATTCCGGGTATCGGGCAATATCTACCAACTCGTCCGCAACCCGGACTCCGCCGCCACCATAGTCGCGACGTGGACCGACACCGATGCGGACGTCAAGCCCGGACCGACCCGACGCTACGGCGGACTGTGGGCGTCCTCGTCCAAGGAATTCTCCGGCACCGCCACCTATTCCGCGGACCTGGACGACTTTGCCTTCAGAGACCTTTAGTGCCAACACCGTTCGAACAACCCAAGGAGCCAATCGTGTTGAAAACTGTCGTGCTGATGGGATCCGCTACGGATGCCCAGTTCTGGATTCCAGGATTCGTCAAGATCGACGATGTCCGTCAAATCGGTGATTTCGCCGCCGAATACGACGTCGTCTACGACGAGAGCAAGGTGCACGAGGTATCGATGGTCTTCGTCAGCAACTCCGGCGAGAACCCACCGCAGACGACGGATCCGTTCTATCCGCTCCCGAAAGCCCGCATATTCGGAGACCGGTGGGTATACACCTACTACCAGTACTCGCCCATTCCATCGAAGTGGGGCGGCGAGAAGACGATGGCATTCGTCGGCCGCGCCTATGGGATGCAGTTCTACGTGCCGGGACTGGTCGCCATCGAAAAGATGCGCGCGACCGGCAAGGGCGACGGCGAGATGGTCGAGATCTATGTGCGTGCATCCGGTGACAAGAAGGCCGAGATTCACAAGGTGAGCGTGACGTACACCGCGCCGGACAAGGAAATTCCCGCGGGCGCAATCGATCTCGGCCTCATCCACCCTCTGGGGTTGTGGGGATACGTCTATGCCACCGACGAAATCCTTCCGGCTGCTTGATTCGCAGCACAATTGAATACGGAGAAGTCGCCTTGACCGATAAGAACAGTGACGGCAATCAGGCCTATCGCTTTTATCACGGCATGCTGCCCGACGGCACCGAGTACGACAACTACCGGCTCTACCCGCCGCTGGACTACCAGGGGCACAAGCTGTGGACCATCAGCATCGTCTATCGCGAACACGATCCTCGCACCCAGAACGGCAATTTCGTCTACGTGCAGGTGTGCCCGATCACCGACAGCGGGACCGACTTCAACGTCCATCTGCCCGGTAGCCATGTGGCCGAATCCGCGCAATACGACCCGCCGCAGCACGGTGACTACCACCAGTACTACGTGCGAGCGCTGGAGGTCCTCGGCCACTACAAAAGCTTTCCCGGCGCCACCGCCGTCCTGATGCAGAAGACCAGCACCGGGCGGCATCAAGGAATCGGCTGGGCCTGCAAATTCGTGCCGCCGATCCAGACCAAGCGCGCCGCCTCCCCCGACGATATCGAGATGACCGAATACGCAATCGTCGAGGCAGTACAAAAGGGCCCCAACGGATTTCCCTCCGTCCAGGTGAGCACTGCCACCAAGGACGGCGAATACGTCCGCAAGACCGTGACCGAGCCGAACCGTAACGGATATCTGCTGCCCGGCACGACGGTCGTGCAGGACTTCCCGTGGCCGACCGATCCCGCCGACCGGCAACGCATCGACGCGCTGCTTCAGGACGCGATCACCTACGGGATGGGCTACAGCGCCCTGATCTACGAATTCAACATCTGACAAAGGAGATTCCCATGAGCAACCAGGACAAGATCAACGCCATCGCCTCCACCATCGGCCAGGTGCGCGACCTGGTCCTCAAGATTCACGCCGAGATCCAGAACATGAAGAGGAACCCCCCGGCCGAGAACCTGGACTTCTCGCGTCTGGATTCCATCCTGGAGAACCTGAAGGCGCATACCGAGGCCACCGATGCCGAACTGCCGGATCTGCCTGCCGCGTAACCGAATACATCTCTCTCCGATTCGGAACATTCAGCAAGGAGCGAACAGAATGACAAATCCGACCTACACGGTGTACGGGCGGCCGACCGGCGTCGCGCTCGACGCGGCCGGGAATATCTACGCCACCGGCAATCTATACGACCAGGTGTGGAAGTTCACCCCGCAGGGCGCGGAGACGAAACTGCCCGTTGCCGGGGCTCGCAAACCCAGTGCTGTGGCGGTGGACGCGGCGGGCAATGTGTACATCGCCAACAGTCAGCGAGGGTCGGAGGAAATCATTCGACTTCGCCCGAACGGCGCGCAGCAGACCATCAGAGTCCCCGAACTCAGAAAGCCCACTCAGCTGCGGTTCGATTCGGCGGGCAATCTTTACGTCGTGGACGGCTACGCGGGCCGCATCGTCCGGATCGCGCCGAACGGCGTCCAGGAGACCGTGCCCATCCAACTCGATTATCCGTACGCCCTCCACATCGATCGGGCGGGCGCGATCACGGTGACGATGATGGAACCGAGTCAGGTCGTCCGCTTCGAAACCGACGGCACGCGAACGGTCCTGCCGTTCACCAACCTCGATCAGCCGACCGGCCTGGATATCGACTCCGACGGCAATGTGTACGTCGCCCTGGCCGCGGGAGCGCTCCCCGGCGATCCGCGGGTCCTGAAGCTCACCCCAAGTGGCGAACAATCGGTCCTGCCGGTCGAGCTGAGCAACCTCGTCACCCCGGGGAACCTCGTCGTCCGTGACGGTGTCCTCTACATCGCCGACGGTCTCAGCGCCATCCAGACCCTGAAGCTCTGAAACGGCCGTAAGACTCTGCTACACAACTTAATAGGAGATTCCATGGCAATCGGAATCGTGACCGTCACCGGCTTCCCCGCCGCCCTGACCTATCACATCCCCGGCTTCGTCAAGATCGACGAAATGCGCCAGATCGGCGACAACGGCCTGTGCGAGTTCGTGATCGTCTACGACGACACCAAACTCGACGAAGTCTCCGAGGTCCTACTCTCCGGCGACTACTACCCGATGCGCCCGAACGCCCTCGACATCCGCTTGGGCACAGTTCATCTCGCCAATGGCTCCCGCTTCTACGTCTACTGGTATGCCCGCCCGGTCCCCCAACCCGACAGCGACGGCATCAGCGTCATGGTCGTCGCCGACACCATGGACCGGCTCGACTTCTACGTTCCGGGCTTCCTGCGCGTCGATCACTTCCGTCAGCTCGCGGACGAACGGCTGGAGCTGCATATCGTCTATGACCCGAAGCGCACCAACGAGATTCACCACCTGAAATTCCGCTCGGACTACAACCCGGACCCGACCCCGTCTCCGATGACGGTCGGCATCGGCAACCGCAAGGGCGGCGAGTCGTTCTACGTGCGGTACGAGGACACCATCGTCACGACCGCGAAGGCGGGCTGATCCCAATGGCCATCAAGAACATCGTCATGTCCTCCGGCCTGGCTCCGGAATTCTGGATTCCCGGTTTCGTCGAAATCGAAGAGATGCGCCAGACCGACAATCGAGGCTGGTACGACTTCTCCATCCTCTACGACGACACCAAACTCCACGGGATCCACCGAGTGGAGTTCGAGATCTCACTACCCGACCCGAGCGACACGTCGACCGGCCTCACCCCCCTCGGAAAGGTCCACGACTTCACCGGCACGTCCTTCTACGTGTACTACCGCACCGAGCCGATCCCGCCGCAGTGGACGGGAACGCACACCCGGGTCGTGACCGCCAAACTCGGCTGGACACCGATCGACATCTATATCCCCGGTTTCGTTCGCGTCGACAAGATGCGCCAGATCGACGAATGGGGCACCGTCGAGCTCTACATCCGCATGGACCTGAGCAAGAAGGACCAGATCCACCACCTCCAGGTTTCGGCGAAGAGTGATGAGCCGGACCTGACTGCCGGTACTGTCGAGCTGGGGATCGTCCATGAGCCCGGACGGTACCGGTACGCGACCTATACGAGCGAAATCCTGTCTGCCACATAGTGGCCGCGATATCTCCGCCGGCCCGTTCGCGGGCCGGCGGAGATTTGCGGTCAGCGCCCCTTATCCGCAGGCGTGAACCATGAAGACGACAACGATGCCGATCATGGCGAGCTAAAATGCCGCTTTCGGAGGCTTCCTCAGCCATCCGTCACGCTTCCCCTCCACGTACCTGTCCCATCGTGCGTGTCCGGCGGGCCCCGACAACCAGCGGTGAGCCCTTGCGGCGTGCGCGGCAGCGCAGATGGTTTCGCGCTCGGTTGCAGTATCCGCAGTTCTCTTTCAGAGCAATGATCAGAACCTGTGGATGACCGGAAAGGAGTACCTTCCGGGATGATCTTCGAATCCTGGATCTGATCAACCCTGGCGCGCCAACGCCGGGTGGAAGGTATGTCCCGAATGCTCGAAGTAATCGACGGTGGTGCCGGCTCCAACAACGACGCCGAGCCGGGTTCGCCGATTGACGAGATTGTGCGCGAGGGTGTGCGGGCGATGCTGGCGGCGGCGTTGCAGGCCGAAGTAGCCGCGTATATCGCTCGATTCGCTGATCGGCTCGACGAGAACGGGCATCGACTGGTGGTCCGTAACGGCTTTTACGCCGCCCGCGCCGTGACCACCTCCGCGGGTGCGGTCGAGGTCCGTGCACCACGGGTCAACGACAAGCGTGTCGATCCGGAAAACGGTGAGCATCAACGTTTCTCCTCAACGATCCTGCCGGCGATGGCGTTCAAACTGCTCGAGTCCGCTCAGAACCGGTGGCGGGCGGTCAGTGCGCCGCACCTGGTCGCTCTCGTCCGCGCGGGAGCACATTTCGATCGAGGCATTCTCGTCGAGCGTGAGCAGGGCACCGCAGCATGACCGACCGCCCGCTGTTATTCCTCGATGTCGACGGGCCGCTTCTCCCGTTCGGTGAGAACCCGCAACGCGAACCGCGTGATGTCGTGTCGCATTCGCACCTGTCGCGGCTCAGCCCCGAACTCGGGCGCCGACTGGCGGCACTACCGTGCGAACTGGTTTGGGCCACCACATGGGAAGACGACGCGAATGCCGAGATCGCGCCGCGCCTCGGGCTACCCCGGCTGCCGGTCGTGCATCGGCCCGATTCCTCCGTCGAGCACGAACACGAAGACCAGTGGTTCGGGCTGTGCTGGAAGACCCGGACACTGGTCGACTGGGCGGCCGGACGCCCATTCGCCTGGGTCGACGACGAGATCACCGACGCCGACCGCAATTGGGTCTCCGCACAGCATCCCGGTCGCGCGTTCCTCCGCCACGTCGAGTCGTTCCGTGGACTCAGCGACGAGGACATCGCAGCCCTTGATCAATGGCTGCGAGCAACCTGAATCACCCGAGATCCACAGAAATTGACAATTATCCCATATCCGCTATCCGAGGTTCGGCTTGTATACAGCGATGGATATTGCGATGAAATCCAAAGCCTCGGATGGCGTCATGTGTAGGCGGATATCCGGTTCCTTGCGGTAGCTGTCCTGCAGCATCATTGCCACCGTGCGCCCGGCGGCCTCCAGCGGTTGGCCTGTGAGAGTGAGCTTTTCGACCGAATCCGCCGTCGTCCTGCCCAGCGTGGTCAGGTTGTCGCGCGGGGTGGAGCTTGCCACTGCCGTCAGGGCGCCGCCCTTGCCTTTGACCAAGCCGACGAATCTGTCGTCTTCGCTGAGTGGCTGCGCCACAGCTGTGGTTCGGGGAACGGTGTATGCCGCGGCGGCGCTTGATATCTGGGTACTGGTGGAAGCGGCGGACTTCGGCTCGCTGTCGGAACCGCAGCCGACCGTGGCTGCCAGCACCACGCCCCCCATCGCACCAGCCAGAATGGTGCGCGTCTGAACTCTGTGCACGCAAGGACGGTAGCAGCACAGTGTCGGACATGATGGCCTGAGAGTTCCTGTACCGCAATGGCGGCCGCTTCGGACAGGGCTATGAACGCGGCTGGCTGTCCGCACGTTTGCCGGGGGCCTCGTCTATGCCGTGGGGATCAGCCGGTGCACAGTGCCCACCCAGTCCAGCACGGTGACGTTCCCGGAGTCGTCGACGCGGATGTCGATGGGGCGCAGGACGCTGAACTCCTCGAATGGCGGCTCTGTGACAGTGCCGGTGGGAGAGAGTATTTCGACGTTGTGTCTGATGGTGGTGTTGCCGAAGTTGGTGAGGTAGGTGTTGCCCTGGGCGTCGACGTCGATGCCGGTTGGTGCGTCGACCCTGTGGAATTGCAGGGTTGTCTGTACACCCTGGGGGGTCAGGCGGACGACGCTGCCCGACGAGGACGAGCCCTCGGCCTTGTTGGTGACGGTGATGTTGCCGGTCTTGTCCACTCGGATGCCATGCGGTACCAGCAGATTGGTGAAGGGGAGGTCTACCTGGGTGCCGTCGGGGGAGAGTCGGACCACGCGGTTGTTGCTGCCGTCGGTGACGTAGACATTTCCTGCCTGGTCGACGTCGACGTCGTTGGGGAATCGTCCCAGACCGGTGAACGGGAGCACGGTGACGACACCGTCGGTGCCGAGCTTCAGTACGCGGCTGCCGCCGTAGTCGACCACGTAGGCATTGCCGATCTGGTCGACTCGGATACCGGCGGGCGACCCCTGGAAAGTCATCGGGAGTGCGGCCTGCGTCCCGTCCAGCGAGAGCTTCTCCACCTGGCGCGGACGCTGGTTGGACACATAGGTGTTGCCTGCGGAATCGACCTCGAGGCCGATCGGCCCTCCCAGATTTTTGAATGGCAGCTTGATCTGTTTGTAGGCCATGACGAACCTTTCGCTATTCAGTTTTACCGGCCTGACGAGGCCCACCCTCTATCGTACTGAAAGGCTTTGTGGCACAAGGTGTTGGCGATATCGGCGAAAATGTGATCGGGGTGAGCGTTTACGTCTACGAGCGGATTTCGCTTTGACCGGTTGACGTTTCGTGCTCGACGCGGGCTCGGGCCTGCGGTGCAACCGCCGCCACCACCATCCGCCCGCACCAATCACGGCTGCGGCAATCGCGGACGGCGTCGCTCGAATCGACCAGCAGTTTCGCCTTGACCGTCGGTCCCACCTCAACGGTTCCCCCGTTGATGGGTGAGGTGTTCGGTAGCAGGGCCGCTATGCGGGATCTGAGTTCCTGCCCGTTGCCCAGTTCGAGTCCGATTCGTACGGTCTTGTCCATGTCCACCGACTTCGGGGCATGCCAGGTCGCGGCCGTCCGGACCAATTCGTGGGTTCGGGCGTCGAGGATCGCCAATTGGCGCGCGGTGTCATTCGAGATGGTGGGGCCGGTGGCCGCTGCCGGCCCCCGTCTTGGTCATCACCTACGCCCCACGTCGATGGTCCATGCCGGTCGCTGGTCACGTTACACCCAGGGCAGAGGGGTTGAGTTGTGAATAGTTGTGGACGACAAGAGTATTCGCTGACCGATCACCGCTGTGTCCGGTCGCGGACAGCCCAGGTGCGTGTCGAGTAGAATTGCCCCACCCTCCTCGAGTTATCTCCCATTTCTCTTGGTTGGGTTGGTTGGGCCCCGTCGACCTCGGTCGGCGGGGGCTTTGGGTTATGCCGCGGGGAGGGCGGGCAGGGTGGTGGTGTCGATGCCGAGGAAGGCGTCGAGTTTGTTGAGGGCGTCCTGGGCGACGGCTTGGCCTATGTGGGTGTAGATCATGGTTGTGGCCACGTCGGTGTGGCCGAGGATCATCTGGATGGTTTTCGGGTCGACTCCAGCTTCGTGGAGCAGGGTCGCGGTGGTGTGGCGGGTTTCGTGGACGAGTAGGTCTGCGGGAAGTCCGGCCAGTTCGGCGCATTCCTTGTACAGCACCCAGCCGTAACGTGGTGGCAGGGGGCGGATTTCGTCGGTGTAGCGGGGGTCGATGAAAACAAGATTGTGTGGATTGTCCGGGCGGCCAAGGGTTTTCTGCGCCTGGAGCATCAGGAATGCGTTCAGTTGCGGGGTAGCGGGGAGCATACGCATACCGCCCTGTTTCGGACGGGTCAGAAACAAACTGTCCACCAAATGACGATGCTCGTAATCCAGGGGGAAGTCGAAATAGCCCTCGGGGCAGGCGAATCCGCGCGCCTTGCCGCACGGCCAGGTTTCGTCCGTGTGCTGGGGGCCGCACCCGTGCTTTTTGGAATGCGATTGGAGTTGCCATTCGAAATCCAGCCAGCCGCCGGTGCCGTCGGCGCGATCGGACAGCTGTACCCGATCCCACGTCAGGCCGAGCACCTCGCCCAGCCGGACGCCGGTGAACAGCAGGACCGCCAGCGCGACGGTGTAGGGATGCCCGTGCTGATACGTGGTGCGCAGCAACAGCTTCGCGTTGTCGGCGGCGATGGCGCGGCGTTTGGCGTCGCTGGGATCCGGGGGCGTGGCCTGGTCGACGACATTGCGGTCGACCTCGTCGCGGTCATAGGCGTCCTGAAAGGCGGTGTGCATCACCCGATGTGCGAGCCGGGCGGTCGAGATGCCGTTCCAGCGGCCCTTGGATGTGGTGCGCACGCGCACGACGATCGCGTCGTACATCGCGTTGATCTCGTCGACCTTCAGCTCGCGTTTGCGTCGCTCGCCGAGCAGGGGCCTGATGTGCGCGTTGACGACCGACTCGTAGCCGACGAAGGTCTTGGGGGTGCAGCGGCGTTTGGCGATGTTCTCGAGCCAGTAGTCCAGCCAGCCGTTCACCGTGGACTTGTCGACCGCGGTCGGCAGGCCCCGGCGGGCGCGTTCGACCTTCTGGCGCAACTTCTCCAGCGCCTCGTCGTAGTCCTTGGCGTAGGCCTTCAGCCGAACCGGGCCGCCCGCTGCGGGATTGGGATTGCGCTGCGAGGCCGCGTAGACCCCGCGCTTGGCGTCCCAGCGGATCGACACCGTGCCCTTCGGCGCGCGCGTCTTCGTGGTGGTTCTGCTCACCGGGCGTTTCCTCACAACGTTTTCGGAACGAGAGCCGGGCCCGTACGGACCGTCGGAAACTGGTTGCAAACCGCTACTGGTCACAAGCCACTGGTCACAATAACTGGTCACATCAGGATGCATGCAACTGCTTCACATCCCATAAAATCACAGCCATGAGCTGGCTATGCAACAAGTGACACCCGTGGGATGTGGGCTCTCAGCCCGGCGTCCATCTGACTACGGATCAGAAGGTTGGGCTTCACATTCGCCACCCATCCACACCCCCGGGTCCTTCCGAATAGTAGTTCGGTCGTGCGTACGGATCCGTCTGCGCCGGAAGGGAAACGTGTGTCACGCCGGAAACTCGCGAGGAGTTCTGCAAGGACCCGCAAAGGTATACAACGGTCCTCGAGGACAACGTGATCGCCATCAAGGGAAACTCGAGCCCGACTGTTACGTCGATGTCGAGCCGGAACGCCGAAACAAGTTCAACTGCTTGACCGCAGAGGGGTTGGCCGAATTCTTCGAAACGAAGGCGAAAGCGTTCATCAGGATCACCCAGGAGGATCAGGAGCGCGACAAGGCGAAGGAACCGGCCTGGTTGCCCGACGAGGTCTGCGGCAAGTATCCGAAGATGACCAAGAAGCCCTACCGGAACTGCTTGGTCCGAGAAGGTTACGAAGAGGAGTTCGAGGACTGACTCCGGCGCACCCGCCGGTCGATCAGGTGTCGATCGCTGACTGAACCCACCGGCTCGAGTAACGTGCTTGCGCGGGTCGCGCACGGTGGATGTGGATCCGGTTCGGGACTCGGGCGAAAGGACTGGTGTGACGGGCGCGCGGATGGTCGGGCTGTTCGCCGGGATCGGTGGACTCGAGCTGGGCCTGTCCGCGCACGGGTGGGAGACCGAACTGCTGTGTGAGATCGATCCCGGCGCGGGGGCCGTACTGGCCGCGCGGTTCCCCGAGGTCGAATTGCACAGCGACGTCACGAGATTGCGGGCCCTGCCGTCGGGGACCGATCTGGTGGCCGCGGGATTTCCCTGTCAGGACCTGTCCCAGGCCGGGCGCACGGCCGGAATCACCGGCGCGCGATCGGGTTTGGTGGACGAGGTGTTCCGGCTGGTGCGACGTCGGCGCGGGCCGCGCTGGCTGCTGATCGAGAATGTGCCGTTCATGCTGCAGCTGGGGCGCGGGCAGGCCATGCGTCACATCACCGCCGCGCTCGAGGAACTCGGATACACCTGGGCCTATCGGGTGGTGGACGCGCGGGCGTTCGGTCTGCCGCAGCGCCGACAGCGCGTGCTGATGTTGGCCTCGCGCACCGAGGATCCGCGACCGGTGCTGTTCGGGACCGATGCCGGGCCGCGCACGGTCGGCGACGCGGGCGCGGATCCGTGCGGTTTCTACTGGACCGAGGGTGTGCGCGGACTGGGCTGGGCGGTCAATGCCGTGCCGACGCTGAAGGGCGGCTCCGGTCTCGGAATCGCCAGTCCGCCCGCGGTTCGCCTGCCGTCGGGTGAGATCGTCACCCCGGGGATCACCGATGCCGAACGGCTGCAGGGCTTCTCGCGGGATTGGACGACGCCCGCACTGGACGCCGCGGGCGTGCGGTCGGGACATCGATGGAAACTGGTCGGCAATGCCGTGAGCGTCCGCATGGCCACCTGGATCGGCGGACGGTTGGCCGCCTCCGCCGACGCCGCGCTGCCCGACGAACTGCCGCTGTCGGGTCAGCCCTGGCCGGGCGCCGCGTGGGGCCGGGACGGGCAGGCCTATCGGGTGCCGGTGTCGACCTGGCCGGTCCATGAGCCGTATGAGGATCTGCGCTGGTTCCTCGACGACGCGCGGCTGCTGTCGGCTCGGGCCACCGCCGGATTCCTGCGCCGGGCGGCCCGCGGCACTCTGCGGTTCCCGCCGGGATTCATCCTCGACGTTGAGAACCATCTGCATCGAATGGGAGGCTTTCCCCGCGAGGCGGCCTGAGCCTCACGAAGACCTCACATTTCGGCCAGCACACTTGTGGAATGGGAACATTTCCACGGCCGAACACGCTGGACAGGACGTGTATGACCGCCGGACGACCGACCACCGACGCGGCGACCAGCGCTCGAATGTCCCGTCAGCGACGCACCGGCACCGCCCCGGAGACGGCCCTGCGCAAGGAGCTGCACCGCCGCGGCGCGCGCTTTTTCGTCGATCGTCCCCCGCTGCCCGGACTGCGGCGGCGCGCCGATCTGGTCTTTCCGCGCCGCAGGGTCGCGGTGTACGTCGACGGCTGTTTCTGGCACAGCTGCCCGCGGCACGCCACCCATCCCAAGAACAACGCCCAGTGGTGGGCCGAGAAATTGGCCGGGAACGTGGCCCGCGATCGGGACACAGATGCGCGGCTGGCGGCGGCCGGGTGGCTGGTGGTTCGGATCTGGGAGCACGAGGACGCGGGCGACGCGGCCGATCGAGTGCAGGCGGCATTGGCCGGTCGGTAG